TGTCGATGTCCTTATTGCTATCCAGAAAGTGGACTGCCTCGCTGATGGTGAGTCCCGAAGCGTGTTTACCGTTTATCCGCAGGTTGATAAGCAGTGAGTCTGCTGATCCATGATCGAACGAATTGGCGATTTTGCCAATGCTTAGTATCATGGATGCTGCGGCTTCATTGCTGTATGCTGTTTCGCAATGAACATCGTCAAAGTCTGGTCTACGCACCGTGACGCTAACTTCATAGAACATGTTGGTTCCTTTCAAAGAACGCAGGTTATTGAAAAACTCTGCTGATCAATTAAGACCAGCAGAGCGAGTTATTTGACCGATACAACAAGGCCGTCTTTCAATTGAGCCTCGGCATACCATGTGTGTGGTGCAGGATAATGCGGCCCTTCCAATGTGGTGTAGCCATCGGTCGGCTCATTACCGCCAAATGGGCCGATTTGAAAGATCCGCACCGCCTCACCCTCTTTGATTGCTCTTTTGAGTGCCGCTTTGCTTTTGAAGTTTGTAGTGGTGTACATTTTGTTCCTTTCAAAGAACGCAGGTTATTGAAAAACTCTGCTGATCAATTAAGACCAGCAGAGCGGTGTGGTTTATCCGATCAATCGTTCAAGTTCAGCGACGAATGCTTTCCCACCTTTCTCATTGATTGCTTCAAGAATCTTACGGGCTTTTGATTTGCCAAAGCGAAACGGCAATTTTTTCGGATCGCCGATTGTCATCAACTCATGACCATTGCCTTTGATGTATGTCACACATTCCAACTCCGATTTCAGTTCCGATGCCTCCATCTTGAATGCTTTTTTGGTTGACGATTTCTTGACGGTGGTTTTGCTAGCTGCCATGGTGGTAGCCTTTCTCGGTCGTTTTGACCGTTTTGGTTTTGGCCGTTGCTGGCCGGTTTGTTGAATCTCTCTGTCCTATCAAAGCGAAGCAACTAGGACAGAAGATTCAATTAAACAAGAGAAGAAAAGACTAAGATCTTATTGAACCTAAAGGTCTGAATGGCCGTCAAGCCACCCAGACCATGTGTTTACTTACGTTTTGACTCTTGAGCATCCTTCATGTCGATGATGTGAGTTGGATCACCGTCATTGATGTCAGACCACACGATGATTCTCACTTCATCCTCATGCTTTTCGATCAAGATAGGGAAGCCAAAGCCATCTTCAGCCGCCGCTTCACCATGACCCTCGGGACAGATGTAAATGCCCTGATTGTCTAGGCTGATTTTCACCTTGATTGCCGTTTTGTCTGATGGTAGGTCAGCCAAGTCCAGTATTGTGTGAACTATTTCTTCCATTTTGTTCCTTTCAAAGAACGCGGGTTATTGAAAAACTCTGCTGATCAATTAAGACCAGCAGAGCGTTGTGGTTACTCTAATTCGCCAAGTACTTCATCCAGCTTTTCGCCAAGACAGTCAAGACACCAAGGGCAATTGTCTTCATGATCAATCTGGTCATGGCATTCATCGCATTCACCATCAATAAGATAGCTTTCCGAGACTGGGATGTAGACAGTACCCAGATCGGCTCCATCTTGACTTAGTTTGTCTTGAATAGCTTGATCCAAAGCTTGCATTGTTAGGTCAATAGCGACCCAATCAGATCCATTGCTATTTCCAACACTATTTTCCGCCGCCATTTCGGGGCTTAAAGTGAGCATTTTGTTCCTTTCAAAGAACGCGGGTTATTGAAAAACTCTGCTGATCAATTAAGACCAGCAGAGCGGTGTGGTTACCGATCCATGTCGGCAGTCATCAATTCAAGAATCTTTTTTTGAATACGTTTTTTGGCCCAGCGGATTTCCTCTTCGGCTTCATCAAGGCAAAATACTGCATCTGTCAGTTGAGATCGATCCTTGACCATCTCCCAAATACATGCATCATCATGCATTTCGGTGTCGATTCTAATTTGGCCCAGATACTCAACTGCCTTATCAACGCGATTCTTAATTGATGCAATGCCGATAACTTGGTCACATTCGTCATACATGATTTGTTCCTTTCAAAGAACGCGGGTTATTGAAAAACTCTGCTGATCAATTAAGACCAGCAGAGCGGTGTGGTTACCGATCAGGGCGACGACGACGAGCTGTCTTTCTTGTCTTAGTTGAATCACTGATCTTTATTTGATCACTGGTCGCCGACAGTGTTTGGCGAATCGCATCATGGATAATCGTACGTCTTTCCATGAATGTCTCTAATGATAATACGTTTCGTTTTTGTTGAGCCGTGATGTGTAATCGCATCTTTTGTTCCTTTCAAAGAACGTGTGTTATTGAAAAACTCTGCTGATCAATTAAGACCAGCAGAGCGTCATGGTTTATCCGATCAATCGTTCAAGTTCAGCGACGAATGCTTTCCCACCTTTCTCATTGATTGCTTCAAGAATCTTACGGGCTTTTGATTTGCCAAAGCGGAAAGGGAGTTTTTTCGGATCGCCGATCGTCATCAATTCATGACCATTGCCTTTGATGTATGTCACACATTTCAGCTCCGATTTCAGAGCGGATGCTTCCATCTTGAATGCTTTTTTGGTCGTTTTCTTCGATGCTTTTTTGGTTGCTGCCATGGTAGTGACTCGCTTTCTGGTCGTTTTGACCAAGTGGTTGGTGGCCGTTGCTGGCCGATTTTGGGTCGTCCTGTCTTCTAAAACCTTTCTGTCTTTCTAAATCTCTCAATCCCCCACAAAGAAAGACGGAGGCTTTGGGAGTCATTCGGGGGATTGAAGATTTCTAAAGACTAAGAAAGTTTTAAGACAGGAAGATCTTTTAGGATTGAAGAATGAAGAAAGAATGATCTTTTTGAAGATTTTGATGCGTGTGCGATTATACATCGAAACTAGGGCCAAAAAACGGTGTAAAACGGGCACATATGATCGCGTGTTTGACACTTTGCTATTGACAACGGCCCAAATCGCTGTCTAAACTAGTCTTATGCTTGATTCACCTACGCGACAAAGCGGCGAAAATGTCAGGGCAAACTGCAATGTTGTCTCTAATGACTCATTCAGCGCGTCTTCGGATAAAAACAACTCTGGAGATAGCACTATAAGAGGCAGAATAAGAGGTGGTCGTCGAGTTTCGGAGCATTTGTGTGATCAGCTAGAACTAAATGAAGCTGATGTGAGGAAAATCGCCGTAAATGCTGATTTGACGATAGCGGAAAGGATGGCAGCAAAATGGGCACTTCGTTGTCTTACTGATGATACAACGAGAGGTGGCATTCCTTTGGCGTCTTATGATATCGACAGGCTGATGGATCGAACTGTTGGCCGTCCTAGTCAGCAAGTAAACATCACGGAAGAACACAAGACAGTCAATGTGATCAATCTAACTCGCGAGGCTCTTGACGATGCCAAGGAAGCGCTGACCATCGACATATAGTCACGGTTCTCTCTATACCCCGCGTTAACGCACAATAGAGTCACGGTTTTGTTTAGAAGCGTGATTGATCGAATTGCCCCTCAAGATGTGTGTGTTAACGCGTGTATCTTGGCGGCTCACCATCCTGACCCGCCTCTCAGATCGGGCAACGGATCCGTAAGGATAACGCAACTATATTCCACACAACATATTTCAAAACATTGACTGCCGTTAACAGGCTTTTATTTTATTTTCAAAAACTCACCCCAACCCCTTGACTGCCGTTGGCAGGTATGGTAAGATAACGATATGGCACTTGACAGCAACAACAAAAGTTTCAAAGAGCTGATGGACAAGGCTATTGAGGAAAGCATCCCTACCCCGGAAGAGTTCTGGGGCATAATCGGTTCGTCACCGCAGTTCCTTGGCACGGCCCCTCAGGACCGCGAGCTTCTCGCCGAGCTCCTTGGCACCAAGGAGCTTCGTTACAAGTTCGAGATTTCGTCAACGGGCGGCTTAACCATTACGGATAGAGGGCCACGATCATGACGCGTTCAGACATCCCCGACGAGATCAGCACCCGTGCCTTTGACAAGGGTGAATACGTCACCGCCGAAACCAAGGAGGAGACGGATGACTGGCACGACCAGATGCAGGGCCTTCAGGATATTAGTGATGTGCCTTTGTTCTTGCGTGACCGCGACCAGCTTGAAGAATTGCCAGCCTCTGCGGCGGGTCGCGCGATGATGGCTGAAGACGAGTTCTTTAATAAGAAGCCAAGTTTATGGCAGAAGGTAAAGCGATGGGTGACTGGGAGTATATAAGAACAGGATTCGGCGACGACGCCGAGAACTTGCATTGCGGCGACTGTAAGGTTGCTTGGACTGGGCCACCTCGTTGTCCAGAGTGCGGCAAGGCAAATGAGTATAATGAGCGGACCCTCGATCACGAGGCGTACGTTAATGGCGTGTTTCTTCCTGTTGTTCAGGAGGTATTTGAAGACACGTTTTCGGTAATTGATTCCCCTAAATGTTTGGAGCATCCAGATGGCGACGACAGTTAAAATTGGTGACAGTTTAAAGTTTCATTTGAACGAGCAGGAGATTCATGGTTTTAAAACCTTCGGCGAGCCCGGCACTGACGGTCCTCACGAGGCGGAGGTTGTGGCTGTTGTGGGGGATGGTGGGCATGTGGATGTCGAGGCGATTGATAGCAGGGGCAACAAGCACCGCATCAACAACCTTCCAGTGAGTCCAGCCAAGTCAGGGCAATCTTTTGTTACAGGTTGCGAGGCAGTTACCGAAGTGGAAAAGCCACTTGGGACAGCCACATCAGAAGAGTCATCCACTACCTTGGATGGCTCTGCCGCCGTAGATGACATCGTTTCTAACGATCCCTCGGATGGTACTTTAGAAACATCGGATTAACCAAGCCCCCGGTAGCCGGATCGTCGGGGTTCCCTCGGCGGTTCGGTTTCGCCCGCTGTGATCCGACGTTGATCTACCCTGCCCCACAAAGGCACTTTGATGGGATGGGATCTGCAGAGCGTCGGGGAGTGGGCACTAACTTGTCGGTGCGGATTCATATTCGCCGCTTGTATAATGACGCAGGCTCTTGCCATAACCTTCAGCGAAAGCTGACCGTTGCCAGCAAGAGCAGGTGCTCCTTTAACCTCCGCATGATGGGGGTCGTGTACAAGGATCATGGCTGATTTTTTAACGTATTCTCTTTCTCCTCCGGCCTCCACCGTTTTTCTAGGCGGTGGAGGCTTTTTCTTTTGGCATTCCGAGGTAGATGGTATGCCCCCGGGTGAACATACTTGCTGCTGCGGGTACTCCTATGGCGATGTACCCACCGCCATGGCGGTCCATGTAGAACAGGTCGCTCCCGCAGAGTGCTAGTTGGAGCCGCCGCTTTAGCGATGCGTTCTCGGCTTGCAGCGTTGCTAATAATTCATTCATTACAAATACTCCGTGGCGTGTCCTTTGCGGATCAAGTGCTTGTTAACATCGGTTCTGTCGTGATAAATCGTTGCTAACCAGCGACCATACTTGCCTTTTCCGTGCGTCCTAACCAGCACTTCTTTATGTAAGATCAAACTTCGCAAATAGTCTCTTGCTTCGTAGGCTCTTTTCTTAACGTCGCCGTGAGTGCCGCGCAACTCAGGTGTATCAATACCCTTGAGTCTTAGTTTGGCTGATTTAAGAATGATACCGAAACCAATGTCCAAGTCGCAAGTCACAGTGTCTCCATCATATACTCTTGTGATCATACCCACGTTAAGTCTTGTTGGTTGGCGACTCATAGTCTCTCCAATGCATCAATGCCATCTTGGATCTTCTGGCTGTAGCCCTTCAGTTCTTTGATGTGTTTCCTGCGTTCGTCGTCAATGTTCTTGCTGTCGCGGGTCTGGGACGCGAGCACGCCATTGATGATACCCCTGCTGATTAGCAGTGCGTGGCTTACTGTTTCACGGTTGGTCATTTCCATAATTATTTCCATTCTCTGCTGCCGATTCGCTCAATGCGTTCGGCGGGGTTAAGGTGATTAACGTACGTGTTGGTCGTTGCAATGTTACTATGCCCCAGTTGCTGCGAGATCATATGGAGCGGGACGTTTTCGTTCACGAGCTCATAGGCATGGGAGTGTCTCAGCCCGTGAGCATGGACACGATGTTCGATACCAGCTCTTTTCCCTATTCGCTTTAACATGTGTCTCACGTATGATGTATCGAGAGGTGTTCCATGCAAAGTGCAGAACAACAATCCCTTGGGCTTGACGGCGACCCACTGCTCGATGAAGACGAGGGTGCCTTGGTCTACAGCGACCACGCGAGATTTGTCACCTTTACCGTGCCGTACAGTAATGGCTCCTCTCTTGGAGTCAATGTCTCGTGCAGCAAGGTTGAGGGCCTCGCTACAGCGTAGTCCACTGCGGTAAAGTAGGGCGATTAAGGCTCGGTTACGAAGTCCGGTAGCTCCACGACCCCGGGCTTTAAGAAGTGCTTCGACTTCCTTGGGCGTGCAGATGCCCTCAAGTGCAGGGTATTTTTTACCCTTGTTGGCTGGAATAACCATGTGTGTGCTCCTTTTAAAAGCGTGATCCTAGGAGTATAGACTGCCAAAAGCAGTCTGTCAAGTTTATGACTGTAGCAATTGATCCAACGCCACTTTCTCACCAGCCCGTGTCTTACGGGATTCAGCAGCATTACAAGGAGCACGACCTCACGTATGAGAATGACGTATGGGAATGTCCAGAGACGGGGATGGTGGTGCCCAAGTTGTTGGATAAGAACTTGGCTCACCGGGCCAAGGTGTTGGATTATTGTGATAGCACGGAGCGGAGAGAGACGATCATGTCGATCTGCGCGAAGAGTCCTAATTACTGGTTAAACATTTTTGCTTGGACGCATCGACCGCAGTACACCAGTATTGATGGTCGTATCCGTGGAGCTGGTGCCAAGTGGCAGGACAGGGATGGGAACTGGCACAAGGAGCCGGGTCAGCATGCACCGATTATTACTTGGCCCGCGCAGGATTTGTATGTCGATGCGATGCACAAGTGTTTCTCGCAGGGCGGAACCTTGATCGCGGATAAGTCGAGGTCGCAAGGTGCGACCGTGTTGGCGATGTACATGATCGCTTGGGGATTGCTGTTCGATGATGGGTTCACCGCGTTGGTGATCTCGCGTAAGTCGGGCATGGTGGACAACGCCAGCAAGAACTCACTCTTCGGCAAGGTTGATTATGTGTTCAGCAAGTTGCCGGGCTGGATGATTGATGAAGGCAGGGACATCGAACGTCGCCGTGGTAACGAACCTTTGATCATGAACTCGGCGAACAATGACGCACACATCATTGGCGAGACATCCAACAAGGATGTGGGTCAATCGTTGAGGACGACGGTGACGTTGGTCGATGAAGCGGCACGTTTCCCTGACGGTCGTGCGTTGCTTAAATCGATCGACACCGTGTCGGCGGGTTACATCTACGCTTCGACACCAGCTGGACCCGGTACCGAGTTTAGCCAGTTGCGAGAGAAGGCGATGACACCGGAAGGATCGGAAGAGATCACGGTCGTCACCTTGGGTTACTGGGACCATCCCGACATGGGCAAGGGTAGGGAACTTGTTTGTGATACTGATGGCATCGTCACCGGCAAGGCGGGGAGTTACTTCTGGGAGTCGCCCGCGTTTCGGGTTGCGAGAGCCAAGTCAACAAACCCAAGAGACATTCGTGAAAACTGGTTGGTCGATCACGATACATCGGGCTTGTTGCTGATTGATTCAAACTCGCTGGCGAAGATGAAGGGCACGCTGCGGGAGCCGGACATCAAGGGGACATTCGATCCGGTGCATATGACTTTCCAGAGGAACGTCGCGGGCAAGATGAAGCTCTGGTGCAAGTTGGACAAGTACGGTTCGCCCAACATGAATGACAACTACGTGATCGGCTGCGACTTGGCCCAAGGGGTGGACGAGAGCCATACGGCGATTACGGTGATGAGCAGGACGACAGGGCAGATCGTGTGCGAGTATGTGGATCCTGCGATTGATCCGTACTCGGCGGCTAAGCTGGTGGCGGCGATGGGGGTCTGGTTCGGTGGGCAACATGGACACGCGTTCGTGATCTTCGAGCGGAATGGGCCGGGGCTGCCGTTCGGGCACGAGCTGGTGCGGTCAGGCTACCCGTTTATTTACTACCAGCGGCTGGAGGATCGACGCATCGCCAAGAAGACAAAGCGGTGGGGCTGGCAGAGTACTGGGGATACGAAGGAAATTATGTTCGCCACGCTCAATAAGTACATGCAAAATGGATGGTTTTTTACTTATTCTATGCAGGGCTGGGCAGATATGGGTGGCTGGGTCTATGATGATTCGGGTAAGATAGTGTGCGGCAGGTTGCGTGATTTGTCCACCGGAGCACAGACGCGACACGGTGACATTGCGATCGCCTATTGCATGTGCGTGATTGGAGTGACCGAGGCACCGCACTTCGACACCAGCCAGCCTAGATTTAGACCGGGGACGATGGGATTGTTGGCCAAGCATGGCCAGACCAAGCTGAAGACAGAGTTACCTGACCCTTTTGCAAGGCGATAAAATATGGCGTTTGATACAAATGAACTGCACATGTATGAAGAAGTTCACGCTGCAGAATTGCACCGGGACATGCATCTTCGAGTGACTGGGGATTTGATTAAAGATTATCACGGGCCGCACTGGCGGGAGGACCGCTTTGATGCGGTGGCTCCTGCACCAGAGAACCACGCTCTTGAGTGGCTGGCACTGGTGACCAACAAGATTATCTACGACAACCCCACGGTGAAGATCAGTAGTCGTCACTCGGGCATGGATCCGAAGATGATGGCCCGCTTTGAAGGGGCGATCAACCAGTGGGCGAATATGCAGGATCTCTGGAAGACCTTGATGAAGGTCTGGTACGACTCCGCGTTTGGTTACGGCGTGATACGGACAACGCTGGGTATGATGCCGGGGTACAAAGGCTTCCGCGTCGCCAGTGGGCAGCAGATCAAACCGCAGTGGCCGATCTCTCGACGTGTGCCACCGCATCGCTTTATCATCGACTACCGTTGTGAAGAGTTCCAGCAGGCTCGCTTTATGGGCCACGTTTGGAAGAGGGATCATAAAGATCTTCTCAAGCGAAAAGGATTCAACCATGACGCAATCAAAAAAATTGCGTGGGATGTCGGTCTCGAAAAAATTGGGACGCCGACCAATGATTACAAGAACGGGCCGTCCCGCAAGGAGATCGTCGGTTACGAAATTTGGGTGCCGGAACATACACTACCGGAAGCGCGTGGCCGCATGGGTGTCCACGGAACAATTTTCACAATGGGCGTCGGGGTCAACGGTCGCGATGTGTCGAGGCCGCAATGGATCAAAAAACCGAGGCCGTATTATGGACCCTCCACAGGTCCATATACCATGTTTGGAACGTATCATGTACCGGGCAGTGTTTATCCCCTCAGCCCCCTCGCTGCCACTTACCAGCAAGTTAAAGAACTCAACGCCCACTCCGTCGCCGCTTCAAGATCCGCTGCAGCCTATAAATCCTTCATCGGATACAACCCAGCAAATCCGAACGCGGGGCTGGCGGCAAAGCATGCTCGCAATGGGGAGGTGGTACCCATCGAAAATATGAGTGAGGATATCCGCGAGCTGCAAGTTGGCGGGGTGAAGCCGGAGATGTATGATTATTTGGGCAAGCTGCATGAACGTCGCGATCGTGTGACGGGTTTGTCCGACGCGGCACGCGGTAACGTGACAGGTGTTGGTACGGCGACTGAAGTTGCTGATGCGTCTGCGCAGCGTGACTCGCGGTTGTCGTTGGTCAAGAAACAATTCAACAGCCAGACGTCCGAGGTGCTCGACATTGCAGGCCACTTCATATTCAACAGTGAGTTCGTCCGCTTTAAAATGAGCAGTGCTGCGGCGTTGAAGATCAACCCAAGGCCCAAGAGTCTGCCCCAACCTTCCGAAGCAGACAAGATTGCAGCACAGATTGAAAACGGTGAGATCGACGATCCGTTTAATTTGGGTCTGCTGCCGTTTGGCAAACGTGTTGACGTGATTCGGGAGCAACTCGAATGGAATCCCGAGGTGACATTCCCTACTGACGAGCCCGGCGACCAGCTGGAGTCAATGGCCCAGATGACCGGGATGGCGTACGAGGATCTCCAGCTGCAGTTAGATCCCGCATCCATGGAACGTGTGGATCAGGCGTTGCTTCAGAAGCAGGCGTCGGACCAAGCGACACTGGTGAGCCAGATGGCACCAGTCATGTTGCAGACGCCGCACATCGAGTGGGAAATGCTGTTTGATACGTGGGGCTTGTCTCTAAACAACAGGAACTTTGCCGACTTGATCAAGGGCGACGTGCTTGCCCAGATGCAAGAGATGACGACAGGGATCATGCAGCAGCAGGCCGAGGGCCAACAGGGCGGGCAGTCTGGCGGCAGCCAGCAGCAGGTAGGCGTCGGCACTGGATCAGGCGGGGCTGTTGCATCTGGGCCGGGTGGACAGTATATTGATCAGGGACGTGCCAGTGGCAGGAACGTATCTAAAGCAGTCAGGTAAATTAAATGTCAAACAAAAAGCAGAAGAGCAATCTGTCTGAACTTCAGAAGCGTAAGCGAGCGAAGGACGCTATCCAAGATTCCAAGCGGCTGATCATGCCGAAGATCTTGGACGGTGACGAGGGGACGGAGATACCTGACATGCCGGAGAAGATTGATGAGGTGACTAGCAGTAAGACCTTCATTGATCAGGCAGCCCGCCGCATGCAGGTTTATGTCGTCTTTGATCATGTTGCCGAGAAGTATCACACCGAGTATCGCGGCATCATTACAGTGACGCAGCAGATGGGCCAGCACCGTCAGGAGAAGGACATTGCATTTTCTATCTTGATGAAAGAGGACACAGAGTTCCATCGCCAAGATCTGATCGAAGCTTACGTGTTGTTCTCTGAAAAAGCCCGCGAGTTCAAGGCGGGCATGTCCAAGAAGATCCGGGAACAATCGTCTACACCAAAACTTTACACAGCATGATTTATCAATTCCAATCCGAAGATGGCGAGATCATTGAACGTGAATACTCCATGTCCAGCCCGCAAGCTGCAGGCAAGGGGATCACGGTCAAGGGCAAGAAGTACAAACGCATTCTTACCTCAGGCGCACATGCACCAGAGGTGAATAGCGGCTTCAAGGCTTACGTGTCGGTGGCCGCGCCCAAGGGTCTGGACAAGATTGATCCGTCTATCCCAATCGACAGAAAAACAGGCCGACCAGTGATTACGAATCACCGGCAAGAAAAAGAAGTGGCAAGGCTAACTGGCAAAGAATGGCTCTAACTGGAGACTCAAATGACGATTCCTAACGTAAGGCAAGAAGTGGACGTGGTCCGGCAGATCATCGCCAAGGTGAAGGCTGCATTGTCCTTGGTCGATGTAGCAGGAAACCCCTGTCAGTCCCACATCGGATCGACAGATGTCCTGCCCATCGCAAAGCTGGGTTATATGCTCGGCGTCAACCTCAATTCGATCGTAAACGAGTACGGCCAGCCCGCGTTGGCTGAAGATTTGATGCGGCCCGGGCAGTACCAATCGATCCATGTCAACACCCTGATTGGCTTGGTTGAAAACCAAATCCAGCTCATGTACAACTTGGGCCCGATCGCACCGACTGGTGTCGCCGGTGCTGTGGATTACGGACAGCAATCACTGCGAACAGAGGCACACTTTGGTCCACCCCCTGTTCATCCTCAGCCTCAGCCCGCGTTTGTTCCGCCTCCTTCCGTGTTACCGCAGTACGGTAACCAAGAGATCGTTCCACCTGTCGCGTACCCGCAGCAGCCTCCCGCACCTGCGACCTTTACGCCACAGCAGCCCGCCCCTGTCTCTGTGCAGCCACAGCAGGTAGATCCAACGATGGCAGCGATGTTCGGGCAACAGCAAGCAGCACCTCCCGTGCCGCAAGCACAGGCTCCATTGACACCCGGGCAGCAGTTAGGCTATGAACCGCTGCCCGGGGCGGTGCCTCAACAGGCTCCTATCCCTATCAACCCAGCGCAAGCCCTTGGCCTTGAGCCTCACCAGCAGGTTGCTCCTCAATTCCACGAGCCGACCGCAGCACAAGAAACCGCTGCCGCTGCTGCTGAACTAAAACCTGAACCCCCTCGCCGTCCCGGCCAGAGTCTGCCGAGTGCCGAGGGAAAAGCTAGTATCCCAGCCATTCCGGCTGGGTTGGTAGGGGGTGACGCTGCGACAGCGTTTGCCAATCAAAGCGAGGGTCATATCCCCACGATGGTGGACAGGATCCCCGCTGTAAATAGTTCGTACATGATGGTTGATGGGCCCGCGTTGGATCAGATGATGACCACTCGTGGCATCAGCTTCGATCCCGGCGAAGACAAGAGCTGGAAGGTCAGGCGTCTCGACGCTTACGATAATGCAGCTCGCGGCCAACTTTCACTTGCACAATCAAGGTAGCGCAGGCTATACTGGAGACAGACCATGTGGATTTTATTTGATCCAGAAGATGGTTCGCGGCCCCAAGGGGCTGCTGACACCGAGGTTGCAACGGCAGACGCCAATGTATCCACGGGTGAGGTTGACTCGAAACCTCAGACATTTAAGTACCAGAACCGAGAGTTGAACCACGGTCAGGCCCAAATGGTCGTGCAGTACCTCAAGGGGGATAGCACTAACCCTGCCATCCCATCTGACCTTAAAGCGTTTGCTGACGAGTCACCCAAGTCCGAGGCCACTGGCGAAACTCCTGCGACACCTCAGATTGGTGAGGCTAAGGCTGCCTCGCAGACTGCGCAAGCGGAAACTGCGGAACAGACCACGGCAACATCAACACCCAACGATCCCGGCAACGTGCAGGGCCAAACACACGATGCCGAAGAGTTGGCAAAAGCCACGCAGGCTTTGTTAGCGCAACAGTTCCCTAAAGAACTGGTTGAGCAAATGCCTCCCGACGAGCTGATTCGTCGCGGTGAAAAGGCTGCGAAATCGCAGGCTCATTTCAACCGTACGATCGGCGAGAAGAACTCTGCGGTCGAGTCTATGCAGGCTCAGATCGACGAGCTAAAGGCACAGCTTGATACGCGCATGAGCGAACCTGATGGCGACGACGACGATGGTTTAGCTTCCATGCTTCCTGACGACGAGCCCACGGGCTACGAACGTCATGAGCAAGCACTCAAGGAACAGGCCGAATCGCATCAGATAGAGCTTGATGCGGTGCGGGCTACCACTGAGGACCATAGTCGGCGTAGCGACGAAGCGTTCATTGAGATCGCAAGGCGTGATCTCTACTCGGAGTATCCTCAATTAAAGGACTCCGAGAAGTTCAAGGAGGTTCATACCAAAGTGTATGAACTCGCGAAGCTTGAGGGCTACCACGATGATGAATCTGGTGAGCCTGACATTCCTCTGTTAATGATGGATGCCTCTCGCATCGTGCTTGGACAAGAACAAGCAAAGCAACAGCAGTCGGATCTCACGACTCGCTATCGAGAACAAACCACTGGGCAACCAGACGATATAGATGATATGGCAGATAGTACGATTGAGGGTCAGCCGATGACCAAGCGAGAGAAGATGCTTTACGCATACGAACTCCAAACCGTTCATGGAAAAACCCCAGATCAGATCCGCCAAATCACGGATCGTATTCCCGAAGCAGCCGATTAGATCCGTACCGATAAGTACGGAGTATCCAGATGTTAAGCAATCATGCTGACTTCTTGGCGTCAACTCGTGACCAACGCGTCGTTTCAAAGCAAACGCTTTTGAACGAAGCAACTAAGAACAACTATTTTTTCTTCAGCACAATGATGAAGCGTGCTGAGCAGAAGTTCAAGGGTGGTGACAAGTTGGTTGACCGCATCCAAGGCGATGTGGCTGGCACGTTCTCGTTTTACAACCCCAATGATGAGTTTGCACCGACGCAACAAGACACGCTGAAATCAATCAGTGTGGACTGGGCGTTCGCACAATCTCATTATGTCCTAATCAAAGAAACTGCGTCGTTGAACTCGGGCGATCCTATCGCCTACCTCGACTACGTGATGTCGCTTGAGCAGGGGTGTGTTGTTGATACGATCAACGGACTCGAAGAAGCATTGTGGGCTAAGCCCGACAGTCGTACCATGGAATCGTCAAGTGCCGATCCCATTAACCCTCTCTCCCTCCTCTGCTTCAATACTCGTGACGGTCTGGCTCCAAGCTCGACCAACGGTGGCATCGCCACTGGATCGAGCGATTGGACAACTCTTCAGGGCCTATCACCTTCTAACGAAGCGTGGTACCGCAACAAGTTCAAATCGTACACGGCGGCAACGCCTGACAACCCCGATGCTGGTTTGATTTCTGCGATGGACGACATCGTGCTTCAGACCAAGTTCGAGTTGCCTGATGCGATGAACAAGTACGGCGAAAGCGAAAGCTTGCAGAAGCATTGCATCACGACCAGTCGTGACGGCATCGTCTTCTACAAGGCTCGCTTGCGTGCCTTGAACGATCGCATGGAACAACTCCGTGACCCGAACATCAACGGTGTTCAGTACAACGGCGTTCCATTGGTCTACGTGTCTGAATTGGATGGACTTGGTTGGACTGACAATCAGCCCGACTACATGTTCTGGGACTTTAATTACATCGTCCCATTCTTCCATTCTGACACGTACATGGACGAAACGATTTCCACAGGCGGAAGTCGTCAGCCCAACAGTACAGTCGTGTTCAAATTCACTTGGTACAACATGATCAACAGATCGCGTCGTCGCCAAGGTCGTTTGTTCGCAGCGTAAGTTTAAACCTGACAGGGGGCGGATGTTCCGCCCCCTCCCTTTTGTTATCACTGACGTAGTGGTAGCAAGACGAAGATGTCAACTCCCCAACAAGGAGGCAATTTAATGCCTAACGTCTCTAATTATTCTCACATCCTTCCCGGCATCCAGCGCGAAGGTAAACCCCTCCAACGTGCCGTCACACACTTTGACGACTTCATCGTTGGTGGATTCAAAGCGGACGCCGGACTGTCGATGGAAACCGATCCATCGTCAAAGTTCGGTACAGTTGCCAACGCAGGTGAATGGTTCCTTTCCCTCACGGGTACTGGTACCAACATCATCTCGGACGCTGGTCCCAATGGTATTCTTACTATGACGACTGGTGCGACCGAGAATGACTCGAATGAAATGCAGCTCAACGGCGAGTCTTTCAAGCTGGCCACTGGCAAGCGTTTGATCTTTGAAGTTCGTGCTAAGTTTGAAGACGTCAGTCTGTCAAACTGGTTCATCGGCCTTGCTGAAACTGAAGTTAACGTGATCGACGGCGTGACCGATTACATCGGTTTCTACAGCAACATCGACGCCAACGCCCAGTACGGCGTGGCCAAGAACGGTAGTGCTGCTGTCCAAGGCAGCAAGACTGCGGCTTCGACCACGCAAGATGGTGAAACCAATGGTGACACCGGGGTTGCCTTGGTCGATGACACCTTCAATGTTTTCCGTTTTGAATGCAACGGCCTCAAGGCGAAGTTCTTCGTGGACGGTGCTTATATCGCCACGCTCAATGCGATCGAAGATTCAAGCGGCAACAGTCAGGATTTCCCCGATGATATCAGTGTGACTCCAACTCTTGCCATTCAGAACGACTCAGCTGCGGCAGAGAAAATGGAAGTGGACTATATCCTCGTTGCCGCTGATCGTCATTAATGCGCCTGACCCAGCCACTGGCTAAGGTGTAGTCTCCAGCCATAGAAGGGGGTTCCTCCCCCCTTCTATGGTTTTATTAAGGATGATTTACAATGGAAGATATATCAGGCGAACTAGTCACAGTTTTAATTAGTGTTTGTGGCACGCTTGGTGTGGTTGTTGGCGCGATCGTTATGATCATGAAAAGTTTATTCAAGCGGCACTTGCTGTTCTTGGATCGCCTTGAAACAAACATACAACTTCAGACCGAGAGTGTGTCGAAAAGCGAGCAGCACCTTGCTGCTATTAGCCAAGCAAACACTGCCAACATTGAAATGCATCGGAACATTTATAGCCCTTTTGCTACGGTCCTGACCAACGACGCTATCCGTGAGTTTATGGAAGCGCAGAAGTTGGTTGTTCAGGGCGCACCAGACGAACAAGTGCTGGCAAAACTAGATAAGGGTATCTCAATTTTAGACTCACGGGAAAGGTAAATAGAAAAGTTCGGTTACTCGTTTTTATAAGGATAAAGCATGGCAAATCAAACCATCAATCAAGTTCAACGGACGTTTGTCCAAGGGTCTGCTCGTCAACACATTGAAACGGTTATTCGATTCAAATCCCTGTTAGACTCTTATGTTGATGACTATGACAATCAGCAGACTCCTATTGCTGAGACTGCTGATATTATCAATGACAATAGAGATTTGACCGCACCAAGGGATGATGCTCCCAACCTCACGGGTAATGACCTCAAGACGTTGCGTGACCTGTCACAGATTATGTCTAACACGTTAGACACTGCTTACGAGAACGATTTGATTTCCCTAGCAGCACGACCTGTATCATCCATCCGTAGAGGATAATAATGGTAGATCGGTATTACGCCAAAAAGACTACGATTGTCGCTTCTCCGAGTGACAGTAATGACGGCCTAGACCCTTGTGGGTTTGGCCTCAGTACTGCTGCGTGGGACGACACGGCCAAGACGCTAACCCAATCGGGAGCGTTCAGTAGCTACACATGGGCATCAGGTCACTTGATCTGGGTTAAGAGTTCAACCAGTTCGACACTGACTGCGGGTTATTATGAGATCACCAGTAAGACTGATTCTGACACTATTGTTCTCGCCTTGTACACATCACCCCGCGAAGATTTCTCAGGGACATGGGGTGCAGGCAACGACACAAATGTAGTCACAAGCAGCGGGCCATTTTCAACAATCAGGAAACTGACGACAACAGTCCTGCTCGGCGGCGACGAGTGCTACATCGACAACGGTGGAACATGGCAAGAATCTGGCGGTCAGTTCAGTTGGGGCAGTATCACTGGAGACACATACAGTATTCCGCTACACGTTATCGGGACTGATGGAGCAGGTGTTCCCTTAGCCTTTCCTAACCGTGTAACTATCACTGGTGCGTCGATGTCCGCTGGTGCTGAAATCATGTATACAAACGATGGACTCCACATGGAGAACCTTCGGCTAACAGCGGCTAGAGATAACGCACTCACAACGAGTGGCTCGATGGTGTCGCTATACAACTGTGAGATTGACAACGCTTTTGACATTGGTTGGTATATGAACAATCAGGATCAGAATGTCGCTATCGGTTGCGAGTTCCATGATAACGGCGAAGATGGTATTTACCAAGCTGCCGGGACTTTCTTATTCTGCTCTGTTTACGATAACGGTCAAGTAGGTATCTATGGCATAAGCACTGAGCTTAATATCCATTGTTGTTACATTTACGGTAACGGCGAGCAGGGGATCAGGAAGCATAATACAGACCATTTAGTTATATCAAACTCGGTCATCGCAAATAATACGCTGGACGGTATATATTGTAGTGGCTCTGCCGGTGTCAGGCTGGCGGGCGTGATACTCGCAGGTAACGGTGGGTACGGTGTGGAGATAGCCTCAACATCTACCTCACGACCAGCGGCAGCTGGTCACGGCGTGATCTTTTGGAATAACACTAGCGGCAACTTTGGAGGTGCTGGAATCAAAGCGATGGACTTCGCACTTGGTGTAAATAGTTACATCGACGCAGCTAGCGACCCGACTGCTGATTCTGTGAATGACGACTTCTCGATTGACGCAAGTGATGAGGCTTATGAACTGATGGGTTCAGTGGCAGGAACGATTGACCCTACTGCCGCAAACGCGATGGTCTATGATTCTGGAGCGTTTCAAGTTCGCGGCGGCGGCGGCGGCGGCAGCGCAAGCGGTGCCCGTAACCCAATGAGGGGACCAATGGGATGAGTAATTACTTTGGCGACATAGCAGAAGATGCAACGATCCGCATCCCGTTTAATACGTTTGATAGTAATGACCCTGCCGCAAGTGTCACGGCCACAGATTTGGCTGACGCGGACATTAAGGTTCACAAGGACGGTAGTGCCACGCAGATCGTAACTGACGGGGCGACTATCTCGATTGACTTCGACGGGGCTGCGGGTTGTCACTACGCCATCATTGATACGAGTGCTCACTCGGATTACTCAACCGGGTCAGACTATGACGTAAGGCTGGAGGGGATCACCGTGGATGCGGGGACGTTGAACCCGTGGATCGGATCATTCAGCATTCAGAACCGATACTCAGCCGCCGCAATCGACGCAGTTAAAGCCGAAACCGCACTGATCGTCGCTGACACGAATGAACTCCAATCAGATGATGTGCCGGGATTAATCGCAACGCTAGACGCTGTGGTCGATACCGTCAAAGTCGATACCGCTGCCATCCTTGTAGACACCGGAACAACCATCCCCGCCACGATCACAACGATTGATAATGAGATCGCAACTATCGATGGCATCGTTGACGCGATACTTGTAGACACCGGAACAACATTACCAGCAACGCTTGCGACTATTGATGGCATTGTTGACAGCATTCTTGTAGATACTAACGAGCTTCAAACTGATTGGGCTAATGGGGGCCGACTCGATCTTATTCTTGACACTGCGGCGGCTGGCGGTGGTGGTGGTGACGCGACCGAGGCCAAACAAGACACGATCATTGCTAATTTAGCTACCGTAGATGGTATCGTTGACAGCATTCTCGTTGATACCGGAACAACCATTCCTGCGACGATCACCACCATTGACAACGAGATTGCAGTGATTGATGGCATCGTTGACGCGATACTCGTTGACACTGGAACAACATTACCAGCAACTCTCGCAACCATTGATGGAATCGTTGATGACATCCTTGTAGACACTGGAACGACGATACCCGCAACAATCACGACAGCACAAAACGATCTTGACATTATCACCGGAGCCAGCGGTGTAAATCTATTAACCGCAACACAGGCGAGCATTGACGCGATTGAGGCAGACACTAACGAGCTTCAAACTGATTGGGCTAATGGTGGACGCCTTGATCTTATCCTCGACACGGCTGCGGCTGGCGGCGGCGGCGGCGGGGACGCGACTGAGGCTAAACAAGACACGATTATTGCAAATCTGGCTACCGTAGATGGTGTAGCAGATGCTATACTGGTAGATACTAACGAGCTTCAAACTGATTGGGCTAATGGTGGTAGATTGGATTTAATTTTGGACGCAATCTTGGTAGATACATCAGCAACAGGTGGTGCAGGTGCCGATGCTACGACCCTCGATCTCAAGGTCGGCGGCGTTGCATTAGCAGATGCGGATGTGTGGCTGACAAGTGACTCAGCAGGCAACACGGTTGTAGCGGGTACCAAGCAGTCTGACTCAAATGGCGAAGTGTTATTTATGTTGGATAATGGCAACACTTATTACATCTGGGCTCAGAAAGATGGTTATAATGCAATCCAAGGTGAGTCCTTTACAGCGAGTGCTGACTAATGGGTAATAGCTTTACATTAACGGCGGCGGCGGCAGGGTCTGGGGTCGGTAAGGATGTCGCGTACTATCGTGGCCAGATCCACAACGCTCTGGGTGGTCGCATGGACGATCGCACCACGATCTACGAGGTCGTGAACGATGCGGGTCGTTACATGTTCTCCATGGAGGAGTGGCCGTTTAACAAGCGGGTGCCTACTGATCTGGCCTTCACGGCGGATGATGCGTTCATTGCCTTGCCTGCTGACTTCGGCAAGATCATTAGCATCGAGGTGCCAAGCAACCTGCAGAACAGGGTACAGTTAACCTCGCCCGGCTATATTGAATACTTGCGAGGCTCTGACCTTCAAGATCCCTACAACTACCACGTCGCCATCGTCTACCCCACGCAGACAGCCCAGACAGGGTCACAAGGCGTGCCTCGCCTTGAACTATGGCCAACGCCGGGCACGGCAGACACGACTGCCCTGCGGCTCGTCTACGAGGCGAAGTGGACAACACTGACTGCGGTGACCCATGTGCCCAACATCCCCTTGGAGGCTGAGCCCCTGTATTTACAGATCGTGCTCGCCTTCGCGAGGTCGCTTGACAACCCCAGTCTCAACTTAACCGAGTTACTTGGTACAATAAACGCAGGAACAATGTTCAGAAATCTGTCCCGAACGTACGGGATGGCCCAGCGGTCGTTAGGTCTGTCCGAAGGAGGCATCGTGAACAATGCTCCTCGCGGTGAATACAGGCCGTTCGCAACAATCGCTGGTGCTTCTTAATCTATAGTCCCCAAGCTTGGACTTTAAAAACAAAGGATCCCCCACCATGAGTTTCAATCGAATCCAACGTGCAGTCGAAGGCCAAGCAATGGCTCCTCGATTTTCAATGAACAGTGAAGTGTTGGCGGCAGGAAAGACGCTCGCCTTGAATGATGCCCCCCACCAGCGATTCGATCCTGATGGTTCGACTCGCATCATTGTCCTGCCTGCAGTTGCATTGGCAGATGGCTCTTGGTTTGAGATCCTCAACTGGGCTGGTGGTGCCGAAGATCTCACGATCAATGATGCGTCTGGCTCCACGATTGCAACGGTCTCGCAAAACGAAAGTTGCAAATTTGTGTGTGACGGTTCGGCGTGGTACCACATGGGCATCACTACGATCGCCTTGGCGTAAGTTTGACTCCTTCAGTTAACTCTTGAAAGGAGTTTTATTATGCAACAATCAAGAGAGGGCCATGCGTCCAACATCCCGCTGCGAAAGTATCTCACCTCTATGAGTGTGCTGGATGCGTCGTTGGCAGCGGGTGTCGGCAACTCAGTATTTGCTGACTCGGACCTGCCCGCATCGGGCGAGCCCGACCACATCATTCCGTTTGGCGGAACCAAGAACCTGATGGTCATTCCGTTTGGAACGCAGACCGGGGGAACCCCATCTGTTGAAACGCTGACGATACGTTTGACGCTGTGGGATTTTATGGACCTCGCGGCAACAGACGAAGCCTCCAGCAAGCTGTGGATACCATCCGAAGTCGTCGAAGGGTTGTTCACGTTGGGGTCAAGGGCTCCGACCACGTTAGCCTTGACGGCCAACGATGATGTTGTGGCGGCGAGCACATTCTTTACCGACACTGCCGCTGCGTCATCGCAGTTTGAGTCACCAATTCAGACAGTTGGCGGGACACTTGGAATCTCCGCACCGCAGGTGAGCGACCTTAACGGCGTCACCTTAACCGGCACTGGTGGTATTGTTGACACTACGCCAGCGGCATTGACCCTTGCAAACAGCAAGGGCTTCTACGGTTGGTCTCTGGCGTTTGAAAAAGAAACAGCTGGCAGCTGCAACGCTTTGTATAGGATGTTCTAAGTGACATTGATGACGCTTGACACTGCCCGGACCACACTGCAAGACTCTGTTGCTCATGTGGGTACCGGCACGTACGACGAAGACGACTTGGATATCGCTATCCTTGCCGCTTGTCGTCACTTCATCAATGCGACCAACTGTTACACCCTCACTGAGACATGGACGATTGCCGCAGGTGATGGCAGTGTTGCGACGAGTGCGATCACGGGGTTAACCACACCTTGGTCACCGTCTATGTACCTCCACTCCTACAACTCCAGTGGCAGTGGGTTTATTTACATGCGGCTGCTTGACGAAAGTGCATGGATGGATCTGATGTCGGTGACGGCGACGGCGGTTGCGAGTACCAACATCACTCGGATCATGTTCCCTAATGAAACCGAGATGTATTATCATCCCGCCAACAGCGACTCGTTCACCATGCGTGTGACACGTCGTGGCGGCTTTGACTTTACGATCGGTCATGAAACGCCAGCCAGCGTGTCAATCCCTGTCCCTGAAAACTTTATCTACGACGTGCTCTGGTACGGCGCGAAGCACTACTTGCACAAGGGTGCGCCGGGTCATCCTGATGCCGACAATGTCCGTCAAGATTGGCTCCGTGTGATCGAGATGGGCAAAGAGCATTACAAGGTTGGGATGCCCAGCAGCAGGAGCCGCGACGTTAGGCCAAGGAACAGACGCGGAGGTAAATAGTGAGCAACTATCCTCTGTCTCAGCAGGGCCTCTTCACGCCGATTGATGGCACCAGTTCTATTCTTCATGGCACTGTCGCTTGGGCAACCAAGCAGCGACTTTATGATGTGACTGGGGTCCAAGGTAGCGGCAGTGAAATCATCGCCGACTGCTCTCCTCAATACGGCTTTGGTGCTGAGTTTGACGAGATGGCCAGTCAGGGCTGGGTCTTCAATAAACATTACACCTCTGGCGAAAAGTCTTCCATCACATTGGGTAACGTCGTAGTCAGGCCAACGCGGTGGTCTCTTCAAAAAGTCTGGCCTTTGTATGAAGTCTCTGGGGTCGGCCCTCATGGCCAGTGCGACGAGACGGCTAAGTGGGCAGCGGGTACGCCCGAGTTTATCCTGACGTGCGAAGGCTATCCCTTGCAAACGACAGGTCCAGTGGTCCGTACTAAATTGGTCCCTGTTACGTTTGTCGCTTCAGGCATCGGCACGATGACTTGGTCGAACGATGCACATGTAGAGACATTTGAGTTCGCCAATCAATTCACCAAGGGTGGCAACTCGGTCTTTCGATTCAGGGGCAAGATCGCAGGGGACATGACGTTGTCTGCTGTCCCGGCAGCGGACGCCGCCGACTTGAAGTGGTTGCTGGAAGCCAAGAAGCCAGTGCGGGGAACCTTCACGCTGGATGGTGATGCGGAGACCATCTCTGAAAAAGCTATCATGTATGACGTCAGCCTCAAGTACAACGCCGCGTACGGCGGGCACGTTACCGCGAGCACGAAGATGCGTGTTGATGCTAAAGACGAAGGGATTTATGTATGACCGACGAACAAGCACAGCAGATGCTCGACGCGATCGAGGCTCAAAAAGAAGCCCTCGATAAGATCCTCGTTGCCATTCAAGAGCTTCCTGAGGTCACTGCTTTTGCCATCGCTCGCGAGTTAGGGGTGGACAATGGCTAACTTACATCGCAGGCGGATCTTCTCCGGCACGACCGCGACAAGGGGCGTCACCGATCCTCGTGACACCATGTTCCGAGAGCTGCTTCACTTCGACAACGTCACACCCGGCGTGGTCGAGAAGGCTGTTGACAAAGCCCTGACTGTTCTCCCGACCGTCCGAACTATCTCTGGGTCGAACTGCTCGTTGATTGATGTTTCGGGTCGCCTGATGTCGTGTGATACGGCGATGGTTACTGCTCGCTACGGCAACAAGGCGAGCAACGGCGGTACCAACAAGGAGCAGAACATCGACATGGATCTGGGGTTCGCCTCTGTCCAGTGGGTGCAGACTGCATTGCCATATGTCGAACCACCTCGTACGGCTGGGAAGACGTACGAGCAGTGGGTATTGGCTTATCAAGCACTCATTGACGCCGCAGTTGCGGCGACTGATGGTGGCGAGGGTTCGTTTGATGACAACGGCATGCCCAGCGGTGCGGCGAACACTAATGGCGCGGGCAGGATTGCACCTTATGCGTATCAGGTTCCGGTCTGGACGATCCGTGTTCGTGCCGTGTTGAACAGCCACCCGGGTCCACGGATTAAAGTTTATAGCACGAGGCGGGTGAATAAGGTTCCTATCACATGGGCTGGATTTCGGTTCGAGGCTCGCACGCTTCGCTTCGACGGCGTCAAGACGCGGCAGTATGGCAATAAGTGGAACTGCATGTACAGCTTCTCTTACAAGGGTGGCGGGTGGCACGAGCAGCGACTGATCGGTGCGACATGGAAGCCCACGGACTCTGACGGTGAGCCGGAGAAGGATAGCTCGGGCAACGCTATAGAAACAAGGTCTGCCGCTTTCGGTACGACTCCGATGTATAAATCTCTCAGTTTTGAGTCACCCGGCTTCCCGGACAAGTAATATGCCTATTGAAGATCATGATCCATTTACGGGGACAAGTCCATTCAACAGGACGGAACTGTTGAACGAGATGGCTTCGATTGTCCAGCGCGTCATGAAGATGACTGGCGGCCCGGGGATCCTATTGCAAAACTCGGACGGCGGTATCACGATCGCCACGATCGACGAGGACGGTGATGAAGGCGGCAGTAGCGGCGGCGGCATGTTCGCTGTCTTGGTCCAATGGGACGGCTTTGGCAACTCGGGTAGTGCCACTGAGCAATGCTCCTACACTTACGACGTGAGAAGCCTGAGTGGCCAAGAGCTGGGTAAGGGTTTGTCACCGCTTAAGAACCGATCGCTATTCGGCAAGTATACTGCCCCCACTCGCGGCGACTTCAACGTGTATGGCACGGGGTTTTATACTGGTGACGGCACGTTCAGGTTATATGATGCGAACGAAGTTTACTCTACCGAGGAATGTGCCTAATGCCGAGTGATGGTATTGTCACAATTACAAGTGATGGAAAGTTCTCGCTCAAGAATGGCGTGCTTGATATATGTGACGAGTGCTGTGGAGATTGTTTTTCCTCATGCCAACAAACGCCAACCAACTCGCCAACGTGTGGCACTTTAGTTCCCGGTATTTGCGGAGCAACAATACCTTCGCTGTATGACGTTGCGCCAAGTTACACCGACGCGGTGAGTTACCACGTTTGGACATGGGAGGGAGATATATTTGATACACCATCGCTAAATTTTATCTTAGAGGTGAGATGTCAGGTTAGTGACCAGCAAGTTGGCGCGAGAAGCCTCACGAGCGTCACCAATCCAGACATGGGTGGCAACGATTCGGCGTGGGCAGGATTCAAAGACATCACCGGCAATTTATCATGCGGCGGGGACGGCAACTTGTCAGGGAGTTTTAGTTTAGAAGGGCTTGATGGCGGGTGTGAGGCAGACATTGCGACGTTTACATTATGATTCCAAAAGTATTTCATCTTGTATGGGGCCACGATAAGCCGCTGCCTGATTACGGCGTGAAGCATATCGCGAAACTCAAAGAGCTATACCCTAGCTGGAAGGTAAAAGTGTGGCTGGACTTCCCGCACGAACGTGTCACCGGGGACGCGATGGATATTGCCGCGAACTATGGGGCGAGATCTGACATTATGCGGTTGGAAATCTTGCACAGGTTCGGCGGGTGCTACCTTGACGTGGACGTTGAACCCTTAAAGGTATTCCCTTGGTTTGATACATTCAGTAATATATCATGCAAGCAGTCGGCAGGCGTCGGCTCGCACTTCATCGCCGTACCGCCAAAGTCTGTTGCGATGAGATCAGCTCTTGGTCGCATCAACAAGGTAGTATCTATATTACCAACCATTACAAAGCACCAGACGTTCGTGAATACTGGGCCGGACATGTGTAGCATTGTGTTTATGTCGTGTAAAGACATGACCATTATCGATAAGCCCGTGATTGAAAAGTATTTCAAGCATCATAAAGCCGGATCGTGGTTAAAGCACGAAATTTCTCGATCAGATGTTAAACTAGTGGGCGAGGCGAATCTGGTAGGATGGGAAGAATCCAAGGCAAGATTAAAAGAAGGCGGGTGTTGCGACCCGGTTGTATAAGGAATAAATCATGGCTACTAGATATTGGCTCGGTAAAGCGTTGGGCATCGCCCAAGTGGACACGGTCGAAGTCACAGCGTATCACGCGGACACGACCTACACCTTAACGGTCAACGGTGTTGCGGTGGTCACGCAGGTTGGCGACACCAACGTCACGGTCACCGCTGCCGCGATGGCAACCAAGTGGAACGCCAGCCTCCACCCTTACTGTATTGGCATCACCGCCAGCAACGCGTCTGGCGTGATCACCCTGACGGCGGACCAGTTGGGTGAGCCCAACACCGTCACCTCCTCCAAGTCAGGTACCGGCACGATCGGCAGTGTGACATCTGTCACTGCTGCAACCGGACCACGCTGGTGGAACAACGCGGCCAACTGGTCCGGCGATACTGTTCCTGTATCGACCGACATTGTCATCATCGACAACAGCACGATCGACATCCTCTTTGGCATCGACCAGTCTGGCATGTCCGGCCAGTTCGCAAACGTCACCGTGGGCCGAGGATATAGGGGCGTCATCGGTCTCAACGCTCACGCCTTCTTCGTCAATGGCTCGGACAACGCTTCGGCGACCGAGTACCGAGAGACGTACCTCAAGATCAAGTGCAACGGGTTCATCGAGATCGGCAAGGACACGGGCACGGGTACCGAGCAGATGTCGCGCCGCATCAAGATTCACTCCGGTGCGACCGAGGTGGACTTCATCGTCTACAACACGGAGGCAATCGACAATAGTGTGGATGTGCCCAAGCCCTGTGTTCAGCTGAACATGACTCACGCCACTTCCACATTGGAGGTGCGTGGTGGAGAGGTAGGTGTGGCTGTCGCCATTGAAGGTGAGACCGCTACGCTGGGGACGATCACTAATACGGGCGGTCGTATCATCACGGGCAGCGGCCTGACGCTGACGACGTATGTCCAGACAGGGGCTTCGTCCGAGGGGTCGCAGCTCCATCTTGCGGCAACGCTGACCACGCTGACAAACAATGGCGGCGACACCACGACCAGCGGTAGTTATGCGATTACGACAGTAAATACGTCAGCGGGTCAGGTAATCAGTAACTCGACTGGTACAATAACGACAGCGAACTCCACTGGCGGTCACCTTGATTTTAGTAAGTCGAGAGCGGCACGAACAGTTACAACGGCGAAGGTGGACGCCCCCGGTTCAATCTCCTTCGACCCAGCGTACCTGACGCTGACTAACAAGGTTACGTCCAACGATCCGGTTCGATACACAGCAACGGCGGCATAATGAAACCACATGAAATAGAACGCTCTTGCTTCATCACATTGAAGCGTCACGACAGGACTCGATTGCCTGAGTTCATCGGTCGCATTGATGCGCTTAACTTGTCGTGGCTCACGCGGAGCATCATCATCAAGTTCGACGCGATCGATGGTGAACAATGCACGCCGCCATGGTGGTGGACATCAACGGGTGGTGCGTGGGGCTGTTACATGTCTCACCTCCGTGTCCTTGAGAAGATGATGAGCAACAAGAACGCGTCCGTCATCATCTTTGAAGACGACGCTTTCTTTTGTGATAACTTCAATGATGAGATGGAGACGTACCTTGAGCATCTGCCAGACGACTGGGAGATGGCGTACCTTGGCGGCCAGCACATCGTGGTGCCGACGAAGGTGAACGACTACGTGTCGCGGGCCAAGGACGTGCGGGGCACCCATGCGTACATGCTGCAGGGTGATGGCATCATGAAGTTGTACCAGCACCTGACTGATTTTGTCCGGCTGGCCATTCATCATGACTTGCGGCTTAACGCAAGGCGGTCGAAAGAGGCTATCATGCCAAGTGTATTTCCGCGAAAGCAACTGGACGAATGGATAGGTGAGCTGGTAGGGAGTGGGAATATCAAAGCGTATGCACCGATGGGCTGGATGGTCGGTCAGGTCGGTGGCGTATCGTCAGTCAGCGGCGTCGAGAAGAAAACTTACATAGGATAATGCTATGACTAACACTTACAGTAAGGCAAATGCGTTGGGTGCGCCGCTGAGTTTAAGAACCGCAAAGCGCAACCGAAGGGACGCCAACAATAAGCGGGAGATCAATAAGATAAAAAACATAGGAAGCTCGAAGGTCATCCCAGCCTCTCGGGGAGCATCGGGCGATCAGGGGGCGACCGGATTTAAAGCAGGTATTGACCCCTCAAAACTAGTGGGTTCTCTGCAAAGAAAGCCTAAGCCTAGAGGGCCGAAGAACTCTTCAGCAGCAACCATGACGAAGGATAAAGCCCCGACGAAATTGCAGCAATTAGACAAGAAGCTTGGCGGTTTGAAACGAACGCCAAAACAGCAGGCCAAGATTGATAAAGACAAGAGGAAGGTTAACGTGACCGCAAAGCCAACGCTGCAGAGGACGGGGTTTGGCATCACGAAGAACGTCCCTGAAGATTTTAAAAACCGAACGATCCATTCACCTGAAGCAGGTATGGACTCGGATGAAAGCCTTGCTGAAAAGCGGGAGGCAGATCGTCGGAGAGTGTACGAGCTGGCTGGCATGAAAGTGCCAGCTAAATCCAAGATCAACCAGCCCGGCTCAACAGCCAAGCCTTCACTCCGCAAAGGGAAAGGCAGCGGGAAGAATCCGACATCACTCCGCCATCAGAACTTCGTAGCAGGCGGTGGCTTTACTGGCTATGACGGAACCCAGTATGCGTTTCAGGTGGACGATAAAGCAAATAGAATGAACTCCACGACTGGGGCGCACCTGAAAGATACTGCCCGGATGATTGAGCGAAGAGGTGCGCTCAACTCGCTTGGTCGTGGCGAGTCGTGGGGTCAAGGTCGAGAGAGGCTGCTGGCGGCTGGAGCCAGTGAGCAGGAAGCCAGAGCCATTCTCGGGCCAAACAACGACCCTGCCCAACCTCCAAGCGATGCAGCTCAAGCTGTCTACAACGCACCGTATGGCAGTGCCCCATCGAACGTGAACCGTGACGAGTTCGCTGGTGCGAGAAGCGAGTCAGCGGGTAGCGAGTTCGATCGAGCTGGACTCAGTGGCACGAACGAAGCTGGCGAGCAGACCGGCCTGACTCGCAACGACATTATCCAGCACATGAACCAGAGCAAGGTCAACGGTGTCAACACCATGACCTACGCTCAGGCCAAGCAGGAAATTTACAACAAGAACATGGGGGCACAGGGTGATGCAGAAGCACAGCGACACACCGCTATGCAGAACATCCTTTACGAGAACAAGACGATGGCTGAGATCAAAGCACTGACAGCTGCGGCTGCCAGACAAGATCAGCATACCAAGGCACTCATTGCTGCTGGTGCTGACCCGTGGGAAGTGTACAAGACTGGCCTGCAGTCTGCTGATCCCAAGGTGCGATACGCAACAGCGCTTAAGATGATGGAGTTTAGCAAGACTAACTTCGCCGGATCACCAGACAAGCAGCGTGAGTTCGACGATCTAACGAAGGACGTTGCGTACATGGAGCGGCGAATCCAAGACAAGTTGGATGACATTGATACCGCAACCACCAAGTACAAAGCAGACTACCCCGGAGCCTCTGAAAAGGATGTGGCTGCTCATGTCGCCCATTTGCAAAAATCTTTAGAGGGGTTAAGGGGAAGGAAGTCTGGGTACTTGAAAGACATGAACAAGCTCAAGAATCTTCATGATCAGGTGCAGTCGAAATCGGAAGCGGGGGCCGAGGGAAAAGCGGAGGCGAAAGAGGGGGCCGAGGGAAAAGCGGAGGCGGGCAAGACCCCGCAGAAGAAGGTGGTTCACGACGGGTCGGTTCCCAAAAGCCTGCGGCCCCAAAAGGAAAACAAGAAGAAGAAATAGCGGTTGACCACCCTGCGGCAAGAACGCTCGCGACTCTTGCGGCAGAGAATGATATAAACACTCCGGTAACACCGTCAATGGCAAAGACGATGAGGCTCAAGCCCGGCCATCAGATCGATGTGGACGGCGTTATAATGTATTACAATCCGGCCAGCAAGCCCGGAAAAGTTAAGCTCTTTACTGAAGACGAGTGGATCACATGGCAGAACAGACGCTAAATACAGGTTCGCAGCAGGACTGGCTCCGGTCTAACAATGTGCGTCCGCAGCAGCCTCAGCAGCAGCAGCAAGCTGACCCCAGCGAGGTTGGCATAGACCTGAACTCGGTGACCAACAAGCGTGATCATGCCCTTGATCGCGATTGGCAAACGCTGGCCGACAGCACGCAGCAGAAGGGTCGCACTGCAAGGTTCAATGATCCTGAACTAAGAGAAACAATCTTGGGCTTTCGTGGCAAGACAGTCCGTCTCGCCGAGAAAGAACTTAAGCGTCATGACAACATCGTGGATCAGGGATATGAAGCAAGCGTAGAGCCGGGCGTGTATGTGACGGACGCGGGTAGAAAAGAGTGGGAGTACAAGAACGAAATTAAAAGAGGCTGGTTGCAAGCGGGTATCGGTCTGCTCAAAGAACAAGATCCATACCGCCAGCACTTGAAGCTGGACGACGAGCTTGAGGACGACGACCTGCTGGGATTGCCAGAAAAGAAAAAGTCGCAGCTAACACAAAAGACGACGGGCAAGTTTGAGGATGTGGAATGGGAAGAGGAGGAAGATGAAGACGAGAAGAACCTGTTTAACCAAAACATGACAGGCCGTGAATATGTAGTCGGGCACGGCATGCGTAGTGGCCCCACCTCGACGACTCGCCAGACAAGAGCGGCGTTGAAAAAGGTGGCAGAAGAGCATGGCGAAAAAGGAACTGAAGAGTACTACAAGCTTGCTGGTGAAATCCCCGGCATGGCCGAGATCAATGGCGTTAAAAAGCTAAAGATGAACGACCAGCCGGTCTTAAGAAAGCCCGAGCCTGAAGGCTATCAGGTCCAAGCGAAGTACGAACGGAACGACAATGCGAGGCAGGGTTCGACTGCAATAAAAATCCGTGACGCCTATTGGCAGCCCGACGAAGATGCTGCCAAGCGAAACCGTGCTCACGAAAAGCGATACGCATTGCAGATGGGGCGATGGCTGTACGGCCAGAGCTTTGTCGCGTCAGCAAAGACGGCGATGCTTCAAGGCGACATTAAAAAAGCCAGAGCATACATGGAAGTTGCGCGGGCAGTGAACCATTTGCAAGATGGGTTCCATGCTGATTCAGGTAGCCCGAGGGTACAGAGCGTAGTTAACGCGATCGGTGCGGACGCAATGGAGAAGAAGGCGTGGATGTTGTACCACGGCACCGTGGACGACGAAGGCAAGATGACCGCCGATGGGTACAAGCAGAAGACTGAAGAGTTTGATCGCGAGAACCGTGACCGCGTAGGCCAGATGACGGACGGCGAAGACAGGATGCATTCGATTAAGCGTGCGATTTACTCGTTCGCTCAGGTGTTCCCTGAGGGATATGCCGCTGCATTGGAATCAGCTGATCAGATATTGCAGCATTACTTTAACACTGGCAATAATTGGTCGGCGGAAGAGTCCGCGATGTACAACGCGCTTGGTGGGTCTTGGCTATCCAAGCAGCAGGGTAAGTTGGACCAGAGCGCAAACGCTGGCGACTTCTACGTAGATCAAGTCCCAGCTATGGTCGGCGCACAGCTGGCGTTCTTGGCGTCAGGTGGTATCGCTGGGAAGCTTAGCAAGGGACTGAAGCTCGGCTTGCAACATAGCAAACTCCTTCAATCAGTAGCGATGGGCACGGCTGGTTCCGGCATGTCGTACAAGTCCATCAGGGACGAATGCATTGCCATGGGTGGCACGCAACAAGAGGCTGAGGGCATGGTCATCTGGGGCGTGCTGTCTGGTATGACTGAGGCTGTTCCGCTGGCCGTCAAGTACAAGGGCATGGGCAATCTGACGGAAGCGATCGCAGGCATGGGCAAGGGGTTCAAACGAACTCTGCTTAGCCGCATCAAAAGTGCGGGTACAGTTGCTGCGATAGAGATCCCGAAGATCTTTTCAGAGACCGTTGAAGAATGGGGCCAAGAAGGTATCCAGCAGTGGATCCACAATGTGGGTGCATCGACAGTCTACGATGTCATGCGTCAGCTTGACGAAGGTGTGAAGGAATCAGCAGCTATGGGTGCGTTGTTCGGTGGTGTGTTCCAAGGTCTCCACTCCGGTGCCCATGTCGGTGTCACCGCGTTCATGAACCAGAGGATCAAGTCGCCAGACGACACACAAATAACTAACGAGATCCTTGCTTACATGCACGGTGGGCAAGAGGCTGTTGATGCGATGCGGAAAGCGGGAATGTCTGATGGTGATATTTACTCGACGCCCCCCGGGGAGGCCGCCAAGGCCGCGTCCGATTCCGCAAGAGCCGCAAGAAAACAACTCAGGGCATTAGAGGATGATGTTGCAGCTAAGGATCAGGCTAAACAGGACGCGATGAGCGAACTGCAAGATGGTGATGCAAACGAATCTACACCTGAGTCAAAGGCGAGGTATCAAAACTTTAAAGCAGCGGAAGCTTCTGCGAACGAGGCTCGTGCCAAGCACAATGAGGCCAAAGCTGCGCCGCAGAAGGCTGTCGATGAAGCCGAGGCCAAGCTTAAAGAAACAAAGGAAGCAGCAGAAAAAGATCCCCGCCATGCAGCGGTGGTTCAGGCGTTCGACACTGCATCCAACGAGGTGGATGCCCTTGAGAAAGAGATCGCTACCGCAGAGAAGACGAGGAACTTTAACAAGGGTGGCGACACCAAGGCGTTGGATAAAAAGCTAAAGGATCTTTACGGCAAGCGAGATGATGCCCAGTCCCGTAAGGATGCTGCGGAGAAGATAAGCAAAGAGTTCCTTGAGCATGCAACCAAGCCCGCTAAGGCTGAGGTGGCAAAAGCTAATGACGCATTGGCTCGTGCTGAAGCACTTACCAGAGGGAAGAGTATTGACGACCTCGTCAAGCCCAAGAGCAAGCAGCCAGCAGGATTGAAACGCAACAAAGACCTGAACGATGCTGGCAAGGAGTACGGCGGTTCATCCACAACTGTAACACCAACGCGGACAGGTACTGGTGGGCAGACAACGCAAGCTGCCAAGGCCGACAAGGCTAAGGATAAGGCGATCAATGATGCTGCTGCTGCCAAGCAGACGGTAGAGGAAGCTGCTGCGGAAACAGAGAGGCTACGGCTAGCTGCCCATGCCGCAGTGGACGCGTTAGAGCAAGAAGATGTGGATGCGGACGAAGACGCATACACCGCTGCATATGACGCCGCACAAGAGGCAGTGGACGCACAAAATGCTGCCCGTGACCTAGAGGCGGTCATGAGGAATAACGCCCAAACCAAGGGGCGTGTCGAGGGCAGCCAACAGAAGGGTGACAAGCGAACCAAGGCTCGCAAGCTCAGCGACATCGTAGCTGATGTTGACCCGCTGTCGTACCTGCGAAAGGATAGCGAGAAGGCCAGCGACCAAGAAGAAGATTACGACGTGGACCTTGGTGAGACCGAGACTGAAGCTCCCATCACCATAGACACCTCGATTAAAGTGGCATTGGCAAAGTCCCAACTAGCTGCTGCAGAAAAAGCGTTCGCTGATGCGGTGGGCGAGAATGATATCAACGCGGCTGAAAAAGCACTCAACGATGCTGAGTCCGCACTTGCTGCGGCTGAGGCGGCTCACGATAAGGCGAATCCTACTGAGTATGTAGACACAGATACAGGGGAAACGATCGAGATCAAATCAAAAGCAAGCAATGGTTGGCTCATTGTTCGTAATGGAAAAACTGAGTTGGTGAAAGACCTCAACTACATGACGCGAGGTGAGTACGAAGCGAACAAGAAGCAAGAAGCTGATGAAGCAGCGATGGAAGAAGCGAAGCAAAAGAAAGAGGACGAGCTGGCAGAGAATGACATTGAGGTGTTGTGGTACGACGACGAGAAGGGTGTCATGTTTGTTAAGCACCCTCCTACCAAGAAGAACCCAGATGGCAAGATTGAAGAGATGCCCAATGTCTTTGCCGACAAGCCACGCACGCAGTCTAAGTTTACTCGCGGCGAACTGAAGCGAGCGAAGAAAGCATACGACCAACTCAAAGAAGAAAACGCAACGCGACAAACTGAAGAAGAGTTCAACGCTGCCAAGGCCAAGTCGGGTGCGACTGCTGCACGTCAGGCTGAGCTGGAACGATTCAAGAAGTTCATGGAGAAGGCGATACTCGCCTTCCTGCCCAAGGGATCGAAGTACAACGCAGACGATCGGGTCGTTACCTTGCCCAACGGTAAGACGTTCGATGTCGAGTACTCGCTGGAAGAGGATCTCATCAACGGCATCTCTGGAATTATCTCAACCCCCGGCAGTGACCTCAGCTCGCTTATCGCTTCGATCTATGGCCAGAACAGCAGGGCTGATTTAGATCTGGCGAAACTTCCTCTTACCAGTGAGGAGTTTAGCAAGCTGCCTGACGAGGAGCAGCGATCCAAACTGATGCGACTGTTCGGTCCTAATGGTGCGGGCGGTAGGACTGGTGGTCACTGGGACGGAGCGAAAGTAACCACGATCACTACAGCGGATGGGGCGAAGACTGTCCTTACTGGCCGGTTGTATACCGCACTGCCTGTAGGTAGCAGCACGAACATCGCCGCCTTCGACAAAACCTTCGCCGTCCTCCGCGAAGAGATCGGTCACGCTGCAATACAACTGATGCCCATGAGTCAAAAAGACAGAAAGCGAATGGGTAAGATCTACGGTAAGAAGGGCGTGTTTGACAAGGAGGCTGAAGAGGCATTCCTTGAGGACGCCGTCCGTTACCACGCAAGAGGCGTGCATGAAGGCGGCTTCCTCAAGAAAACATTCGACAAGATGTTCAGCATGGTTGAGACTTTGCTAAACATCGGTAGGCCGTCAGCACTGCGAGGCCGTGCAGCAACACGTATCGCGATGCGCAATCTATGGGGACCGTCACACTCTGAGCCTGCCAGCCAGCCTACCGTTGCCTCTTCCCTTGCTAATCAAGAGCAGGATCTGATTAACCAAACGAAGCACAACATCAGGCTCAGCAAGGCAGAGCTGGACACGCTCAAGTTTGATGAAGATGACATGCTTGTGGGTGACGCGTCTCCCAAGGTCAAGAAAATACTTGATGAAGAGCGAAAAGATTTCATCGAACGTAACAAAAGCAAGGGACTGCAGGCACCTAACGACAGGCACTTGCTTGGTGCGGGCGGATTGTTTGGTGGTGCAGCTGGAATCAAAAGAAACTATGGGTCACCCACATCAATCGTTGCGGGTGACTTCCAGAAGGCACCGGGCGATCGCGCTAGGTTGAACCCTCTACTCAAAAAGCCCAGCTCGTTTACAGATGAGCAATGGGAAGCGAAGATCCAAGAAGTAGCGGACGAGCTGGACGCTAGGTACAACGTCGATCTTTCCTTAATGACATGGATGGTCGGGAACGTGCATACCCCGTTCTACGAGACAGCCCAAAAACTTGACAGTTCGGACGAGCCCGGTGGCAGGAACCGCATGAAGGAACGTCTGGCGGATCTGATGCCCATGGTGTTCGATCCTGACTACTACATGAAGAGTGACCCGATGCCCGGCACGCCAGAGACAGGCATGTACAGGGAAGGGGGTGGCCTCTCTGGAACCTTAGACCTGATGGAAGTCATGACTCCTGATGTGAGGGACAAGTGGGTCACAAAACCTTGGTTTAATCCAAGCGGATCGGCCAAGATGTATGAGCCCGGTAGCGTTGAGCTTGAACCATCAAATGATTTTGATAGGTTCTCCAACAGGCTGTTGAAAGAATCTATCTTCACTATATTCCAGCAAGGTTTGCTGGCGGGGTCTGGACCATTTGAGAATGATTATCCGGGATTTCTGAAATCAATTAAGTTTGATTTGTCCAAATTTGTTTGGACAAATATAAACAAGTTCCTTGATAGCCAAGGGACAGGTGCCTTTGGTAATGACTCTTACTTCCGCGTCATTGCCGAGATGAATGCCCACATGCCAGACCTTCTTAGGAAGGTCACTGGCGAAGATGATGCCAGCCGCGCTAAGTTGCTGCTGCAATTGACCAGAGGAAAGGGTGGTGCCCCCGCCCCTCTCGATTACTCCAATCCGTTGAAATATATAGCGAATGCGGCGACGCCCATGCACCATCTGGGCAAGATTACAGGGAACGACAAGAAGAGCATAGGGCTAACGAGGTGGGAATCAGATAAGCAGAAGGAGATTGACAACCAGAAAGCACATGACAAGTCAGAGGCGATATTGCAAGCTGCGGCGAAGGAGAGGGTTGATGCTTGGATCCTCAAGGAGTCCGAGCTGATGACGCCACAGATGGAGAAGGATTTACTGCAGCGTAAGCCTGCCGAGGACGAGCAGGCTAGGGGCTGGTTCATGCCATGGTCAGTAAAGGTAGGGGAGTGGGTAAAAAGTGCGCCGACCGATGGGCCTGATGGCGACCTCGCTGTATCAAAATGGGAGAGGGTGACTGAGACCATCAGAACAGGGTGGGATGAAGATGCTCAAGAGTCAATATGGAATATCCGCACGAACGTAACCGACCAGCTCTTAAAAGAGACAGGTACAGACTATTCGTACGAAGGGATACCGTCAGAGCTGAATGAAATGCTAAGTATGCCTGTCACGGTGTACTCGCCAGCGTCCGAAGAATATCTTGCCACCGCAGCGAAAGAGCTGGAGAGAAAATACAGGAAGCGGGCAGAGCAGATGGGCATCCCGTTCTCCTCTTTCATGCACGGCTTGATGTACAAGTTCGTATCGAACGTAGACACCACGAGCAGTGAGTTCCTCGATGGTTTCTACGGGCGGAACAATCCGCTGACTGACGAGAACGGTGAAGCCACCGTGATGTACCGAGGCGAAGAGGAAAAGGGCGTCGCCCTCCCTCGTGTGGACTTTAGGAATGCTCCTCAAGGTATGATTTTCTTGACGAACCGCGTCACGAAAGCGGCGACCTACACGCGTGAGTACTACGACAGAGGTTTGGATCCTAAAGATGCGATAGGTCCGCAGGCTGAAGTCCATATCTATCCCGAAGGCCACCGCTATGCTGGACAGCGGGAGAAGCATTCGATGGAGTGGTTCGCGAATGATCCCGGCAAACGAATACTTCAGTTTGACGAAGATACGAAGGAGATGCTTGATCCTAATTTTGAGTTCAATCGAGGCCAGATCCTGCCCATGTATATCGGGTGGAAAAGACCATTGATAATAGAGGCTGCTGGTGCTGACTACAGTCAAGTCCCCACCCCTGAGATATTCTTCCACCAGAGGATCACCGAGAAAGAATACAAGGAGCTTGAAAAAGCTGCTAAGTTTAACCACGGCTACGATGCGAAACCTATGGGCGGGTCAGAGTATCTCATGTCCCGAGAGAAACCCGGTCATGAATCCATGGGCACTGACGACGTGCTCAGGATGCTGGTCATGTACAACAATCTTCAGACATCAGAGGATGCAAAGTACGACGGCGTTCTTATCAACAACCTAGTAGACGAGATGCATGCTGGCTGGTCTCAGCCAGCTCAGGTTGCAATTGTCCCTGTAGAGTATGCCAAGAACTTGAAGTCCGCTTCAGGCAACACGACCTTCGACAAAGAGACGACCCACCCTGATCACACCCTGTACAACATCCGCCTACCTGAAGCTGTCAGTGAACTTGAATACGTCAGTGAACTTGGCGGGTCCACGGGTGCGATACTCATGGAAGATGACGAGGGCAAGAAGTACGTCGTCAAGCGAGGCAATAGCTACGAGCATGTTGAAGACGAGTACGCCGCCGAGGTCATGTACCGCGAAGCCGGTATCCAAGTGCCGCCATCTACCCTCGTGTATGACGACGAGGGCCCAGCGAAGATCTCGCTTTACCTTGGTAACACGAGGGAGATTGGTCGCCTCTACGGTGACGAACTTGCGAAGGCAAGGAAGGCTGTTCAAAGCAACATGGCAGCTGACGCACTGTTTGCCAACTGGGACGTTGTAGGTATGGGCGGTGACAACATCCTTGTCGATACAGAAGGCACGCCATGGCGTGTGGATGTCGGCGGATCGCTACGCTACCGTGCCCAAGGTGGGCCTAAGGGTGAGATGTTCGGCGATGTTCCCGGGGAGCTTAGATCCCTACGTGAGATGAACGAATGGTTTAGCGACATGACTGACGCTGATGTCATCAAGTCACTGGACAAACTGATGGCCCGCCGCGAAGTGATCCTCGACTCGATCGAAGACCCCGACGTCCGCGAAGTCATGGCCCAACGATTCAAGAATGCCGGTGATGTGGTTGGCAAGAAATACAACATCGACTTAAGCCACAAGAAGGAAGCCTTTGGTGGTGTCCTCATGAACAGTGACGGCAAGGTCTTGCTCCGCGAACCCTCCAACCACTTCGGTGGCTACGCTTGGACCTTCCCCAAGGGCCGTCGCGATCCCGGTGAGACGCCAGAGCAGGCAGCACTCCGCGAAGTCAAAGAAGAGACAGGCTACGACGCCAAGATTGTCGGCACGATCGAGAAGGGCTTTGAAGGCGATACCACGGTGACGAAGTTCTTCAAGATGGAAGTCGTCGGCGAGCAGGGTGAGACAGACTGGGAGACCAACGCGACAGGTTGGTTCACGATTGATGAAGCCAAGGCCAAGATAGGCGAGTCACCTAACGAGGCTGGTCGCGACCGTGACCATGACATCTTGAACCATGCGTACGGCAAGGGCGATGCCAAGTACAACGTCGATCTCGGTATTCGTGTGCCAGCCAGCTTGCGAGGTCAAGAGACGATGGCGACCAACCCATATGTAAGCGTGCCTGTTGTTGCTATCCCCAAGGATCGGCCTGATCAATTTGTATCCTACCTGCGGGCTGCTCAATCACACTCGGCGAACACGCCAAAGGGCTTCGAGGGTATATCCGCGTTGAGATTCATGGCCCTTAAGGAGGGCGGCTGGGTGGTATGGGATTATGAGAATGGAGACCATGATGATGTTGCTGGCTCCAGAGAACATAAGGGTACATTTGAAACCAAAGGACCACACCGAGGATATATCCAGTTCCGGGACGGTGAGTGGGTAGAGGAAATCTACCCTTACATCATCAAGGCCAACAAGAAGATGCTGCCCAAGGAAGCGGTCAGATACCTAAAAACCCTGCCGGTTGCGGAGTATGACGATCGCTACGACTACGAACGCTACAACGTCGATCTCGCTGGCCCCCGCACTAAGGAGTTCAAGCAGTGGTTTGGTGACAGCAAGATCGTTGATGCTGACGGCAACCCGTTGATAATGTATCACGGCAGCTTATCGTTTAACCCAGCGAAGTACGACAAAGAGGCGGCGAATCGCGGGGATAAGCCGTTTACCATCTTTGGGAAGGAAGGGGGGCAAGCAGGGTGGTCCGAGGAAGGTCACTACTTTGCCAACACCCCCGAAGAATCACTGAATTATACATTCGGCGACCCTTCGTTGGTTAAATCGTTCTACCTCTCAGCAAAGAATCCGTATGTATTTGACTGGTCGAGGACAGAGTTTGATGAAGACGCTTGGTGGCCGACCGAAAAAGAATTAAAGAAAATGGGGCATGATGCGGTCATTGTGTATGAAGGGGAAGATGGAGGATATCATGGCCCTCAAAATGTTTGGGGCAGTAACTTAAAAGAGGTCATCGTCTTTGATGCTAACCAGATTAAAGAGATTGAGAACACCAAGCCGACGAGTAGCCCTGACTATCGCCACAACGTCGATCTCGGTATCCGTGTGCCAGCCAGTTTGCGAAGCCAAGAGACGATGGCGACCAACCCATATGTAAGCGTGCCTGTTGTTACTATCCCCAAGGATCGCCCCGATCAATTTGTATCCTACTTGAAAGCTGCTCAGTCTCACTCGAAGGGCACGCCAAAGGGTTTTCAGGGTATCACTGCATTGAGGTTCATGGAGCTTAAGGAAAAAGGCGGCTGGTTAGTATGGGATTATGAGAATGGAGACCATTACGACGTTAAAACCTCCACGGAATACAAAGGTAAACTGCTGCCCTACCATGGCCATGTCGAGTTCCGGGGTGGCAAAGCGGTAAACCAAAATATCCTTGGCATGGTCACGCGTGCCAACAAGGCCATGTTGCCTAAAGAAGCAGCCAGCTATCTCAAGTCCCTGCCCGCTACGGACTTTATGAACCCCAGCTACAACATTGACCTTGACTCTTGGGTAGGCAGTGACGCAGCTAACAAGGCGGCTAATGAATACTGGAGCGAGCGGGTACTCACAAAAGAGTTTAAGGACTGGTTCAAAGGTAGCCAGATCGTTGATGAGAATGGCCAGCCGCTGATTGTTTATCACGGCTCGCCGGGCAAGGACGGATTCACTGAGTTCGGCCAGTACACCATGGACTACGTGATGGAGAATGGTCCGCCATCACGCTATGCCGACACCGCATTCTTCTTCACTCCCGACCGGGAGTATGGGGAGCACTACGGTCCTGTTAAAGCGTTCCATCTTTCAATTAAAAATCCGAAGAGGGTTACCGCTCAAGAGTACGAGAAGGGGTATCTCGATCTCACGTCAACATTCACAGAAGGTGGTATGGACTGGGGTAAGAAGGCGTACTTCGACAGCCTCATCGCAGAGGGCTACGACGGTATCATTTCAACCGAGGGCCCGATAGTAGGTGACGAGGGTATGTGGAGCAACGTCGATGAGATCGTTGCCTTCAATCCCAGCGACATCAAAGAGATTGAGAACGTCAGGCCGACCGACAGTAAAGACTACCGCTACAACACTGACATCAGCCTCGCCAGATCGTATGGCGAGAAGGAAGCAATCAAAGTCAACGGCAAGATGATTGACTTCTGGCCTGACGCTGGCCGTCACCTCGGTGGCCTTGTCGGTATGATCCGCCAAGAGGCGAGGCTACCGACAGATGAAGGCGAGAAGAGTCACACTGGATTGAGAGCACTCGCTAAAGGCGACGGCACCGACGCTGTCTTCTGGCGATCAGAGGACGCGGTCCATAGCGACGTCGGCAGCAAGCTCGGTGGCCAGTACGCTCAAGAAAATACCAAGCTCCAGTTCGTGTTCAACAAGAACATGCCCATGGCTGATGATGTCGAGGGCTGGGCACCCAGCCTGAAGGCTGCGAAAAAAGCATTCAGTAGGATTCTCGGCCATGCCGGGTGGCAGATCGATAGCATCGACAACGCAGGCAGATTACTGGTCAGCCAGCTACCGAAGAAAGGTAGGCCGGTTGAAACCGCTCGCGACCGTCGCGACGCGAAGGGCGTGCCGACTAACATTGCTGATCCTGATTTAAATAACCCATGGCAACAGCCCAACGATACCAACTTGGTTGAAGGTTCTCGCATCAAGTTCCCCGGCACTGAGTCAGCACCTCTTGATGGCGTCGATAGACTTACAAGTGGCGCCATCAACATCAACTACATTGACTCTGAAGGCGATCGTGCGATCCGCCACTACAAGTCCGAGAGTGAAATGTCCGGCGACCTCCAAGTTCTCCCTGCTGCCAACTCCCGCTACAACGTCCGGCTCAAGGGGCCAACCGCATCAGCGATCGCCGAGTCCTTGGCTCGTCAGGCCATGACCGAGAAGCCCGGCGAGAAGACGATCGGTGCTCCACGCATTGATGCTCACGGCAACGTCATCAACCTCGCCAACCCCGGCATGAGTCCCGAGGGTCGCGCTGTCGCCAGTGCTGGCCAAGAGATCATGAAGCACAACAAGGGGCTGCGACGTGACACTGACGTAGAGAAGGAAGCAGCAGCCTACCTTGAGAGCAAGACACACGAAGGAGCTGTGGATGAGATCTTCAACAGGGGCGGCATGGGCATGACAGATGCCCAGACCCTTGTCGCTCGCAGCCTGATCACCGCCCAAGCTGACAAGGCGTTCCAGACGGGCAGTACGGCGGACTTTGCCAAGGCTGTTGAGATGGCGATGTCATACGAAGAGGCAGGTATGGACATGGCCCGTGCCCTTCGTGCCCGCCGTGACTTCGTGCAAGATCCAGCCCAACGCATCCGCGACTACGTGTACGAATCAATCACGATGCCTGACCCAAGGACACGGGAGATCGTAGAGTTCTGGAGCGGGAAGATGAGGAAGGCAACCACTGACGCGCAACGAGAGAAAGCCTTCAACAAACGCAAGGCTGTCCTTGACAAGTACGCCAAGCGATTGCACAAGATCCGTGACGCCCTGCGTGCGGCTGGACTCGACCCCAGTACGATGACGCCTGAAGATTGGGCTGACCTCAAGAAAGCATCGAGAGCTGTCCGCATTGTCCAGACAGCCAAGCACGGCATGGCCGACAAGATGTTTGAGTACTGGATCAACTCGATCCTGTCTGCACCTATCACCCACATCCGCAATGTTGTGGGTAACACCGTGTTCGGCTTCTGGGAGATGACCGCCCAACGCATGACCGAGGTTGCAGTCAACGCAGTGTTGCCCGGCAACAAGGCCGACGCCACCACGCTGAGTGAGCTAAAGTACCTGTACGCTGGCTTCCTGCAAGGCACGAGTGAAGGGTTCGCTAACGCATTCAAAGCGTATGACACCGAGGTGCCAACCAGCCTCGAAGACTTCTCGTCTAAGATTGAGAAGGCTGACATGACCAAGGCGATCAAGGGTGCTCATGGTCGTGCGATCAGGATACCCACACGACTACTGATGGCTGAAGACGAGTTCTTCAAGTCGATCATCTTCCGCATGGAAGTAGGTGCTCACGCTTACTCCATCGCCAAGAGTGAAGGCAAGCAAGGCAAGGCTCTGTCCGACCGCATTCAAAACCTAATGATCGATCCTACATCGAAGGCTCAGGTCGCAGCTCGTGACGAGGCTAAGCGATTGACGTGGCAAGCTGACACGGACAATGCCATCTACGACCTGATCCGGCAGCTGCGTGTACGCGTTCCCGGTGCTCGCTACGTCATCCCATTCCTAACGACACCTTGGAACATCTTTAAAGTCGGCACGAAGAAGAGTCCGTTCGGATCGCTCGCATTGATGTACAAGATGATCCGCACGCAGACAAGTGACACCTACGAATACAACCGCCGCGAAGCAGTGCGTGACACTGCCGAGCAAATCTGGGCATGGGCAGCACTGGCTGCCTTCTTGAGATGGGCGGCACCTGACGAGGACGATGAGGAAGGCGCAGACCCACGCCCAACTATCACTGGCACCACTCCGATCGACCCGTCAGAACGTGCCGCCGCTTATCGTTCCGCACCGCCAATGTCTATCCGTATCAACGGTGAGTACCACTCGTATAAATTTATCGAGCCTTACTCCACCATGTTCGGATGGATGGCTGACAGTGTCTACAAGTTAGGCCGAGCCAAGAATGGTGCAGAGACCACGCAGATCTTCAAAGATCTGACTGGTAGTGTTCGCGGCATGTTGCGAGACAAGACGTTCTTGTCTGGCATGAGTGACATAGCTCGGATTATCGAGAACCCAACTACCGGCATCCCCAACTGGGTGAGTAGCTTTGCGTCATCATGGGTGCCCAACATCGTACGCAACCCCATGCATGCAACAGACAACTACATCCGCAACTACGAGCAGAGTGTTGCCAACTTCGGCATGCCATTCTTCGTAGAGTTTGCAAAGAACACGGCATGGAAAGCAATGCCATCCGAAGCATTCATGGGTGCTCTTGGTATGGCACCGCCTCCACCACGCGTGAACATCTGGGGACAGCCAGTCATGAAACACATGGGTGGCAATGCGGCAAGCGACTTCCTTCACCGTGTGTTTTCACCTGCTCAAAAACAAAACACCCAAGCCAATCAAGGCTTGCACATTGACATGTTTGCACACGAGTGGAACAAGCGATTCCCTTACGACCAACTCAAGACGCCGATCCCCGATCGCCGCATCACTATCCGCAAGAAGAATTACGAGATCGACGACGCGTTGATCAATGAGTACCTGATCGTGCGGGGGCAGATGGCGTTCCGCATGCTCAAAGATGTGAAGTTCGATTACGATAAGCCTCGCAAGTGGCAACGCAAGCTAATCAGTGACTCACTCACCCGAGCAACCAACATGGCGAACAGGTCATTGATCCTAGGCAAGCTGCAGGAACACGTTGCCAGCGGCAAAATTAGATTACTTTCAAAAGAAGCTGGCTACTAGCTTGACAGCCAACGGCAGGCATGGTATGATGACGAGCTGACGTTCCCATTACACCAACCTTTGTCCCGAGGTTACCATGCTCACGACTCTCAGATCCTATCAGGATCACGGCCTTTCATTGATGGAAAAACAGACCTCCACCTATCTCGCACACGAGATGGGCTGCGGGAAAACCCTCATCCCTATTGCTTACATCGATAAGCACATGCCCAAGCAGACGCTGATCCTCTGCCCCAAGGTGGTCATTCCTGTCTGGGTTAACGAGTTCAAGAAACATCTAGGCGAGGACGCAAAGATTCTCGTAGTGCCTCTCGACTTCAAGCCCGGCAAGCGAACCCGCATGACTGGTGCTGACCGTCTGGCTTATGCTCGACAGCAGTGGGTGCAAGCCAACAACGCAGGGTGGCCCATCGTCTTCGTCATCAACTATGAGTCCGCAAGGATGAAACCTCTGTCCGAAGCATTCCTCAAGCCCGCTTGGGATCTGGTGGTGGCTGATGAGATCCATCGCGTCAAGTCACCGTCTGGCTCCACCAGTCGGTGGGTAGGACGGCTCGGAAAGAAAGCAATCAAGAAGGTGGGCCTGTCTGGCACACCCATGCCGCACTCACCATTGGACGTGTTCGGCCAGTACCGATTCCTTAACCCTGACATCTACGGCATCAACTACACCTCGTTCAAAAGTAAGTACGCAGAGATGGGCGGTTACCGCCACCCGGTGACGAAGAAACCTCTTGAGATCATGGGCTACCGTAATATCCCTGAGCTTAACGAGAAGTTCTATTCCATCGGTCACCGCGTGACCAAGGACGAGGCTCTTGACTTGCCCAGTGAGCGGCACGTTGAACGCTTCTGCTCCATGCCCAGCAAGGCGTGGAAGGCGTACGACTCCATGGAGAAGGAGCTGGTCGCTGACCTGCCTGATGAGTACGACCCAGCGGTAGCAGCTAACGTCCTCGTGCGTGGCATCAGGCTCCAGCAGATCACGTCAGGCTTCATCAAGAACGACCAAGACATCATGGTCCACCTGCATGAAGAGAAGAGGCGTGAGCTGAAGGAGTTCATCACAGAGGACGTCCCTGATGGCGAGCCTGTCGTGGTGTTCTGCCGGTTCAAGAAGGATCTTGCTGCCGTGCAGGAAGTAGCGACAGAGATGGAGCGTCCTTACGACGAGATCTCCGGCGACCGCAAGGACGTCAAAGGCAAGTGGAATGCTGCTCGCGGTGCCATCCTCGGTGCCCAGATCCAGTCAGGCGGCATTGGCATTGACTTAACCTGCTCTCACTTCAACGTGATGTTCAGTCAAACGTACAACATGGGCGACTATGACCAAGCCCTCGCTCGCACCCACCGTCATGGCCAAGAGCATGATGTGGTTTATGTCCACCTCCTGATCAAGGGCACCATCGACGAGGACATCCGCGCAGCATTGGCCCACCGAGCTACTGTCGTGGACGATGCGCTCACCCAGAGTGACGTCAACCGCATTATTATCGACCGCATCAAGAAAGGACGCGCCGTACAATGACCGACGAAGAGTTTATCAAGCAGACTGTTGCCCCCAACGACAACTCTGCCATGCCCAAGGATGTCCTTGACGCTATGGCTGAGTGCGTTAGGTGCAAAGCGATCAAGGACGATCTCAATCGTCAGAAGAAAGCCAATGACTCCGACCTTGAAACAGCACAGGGTATTGTGTTAGCATGGCTGGAGTCGAGCCCCATCGATAAGATGTCGGCTCACGGTGGCAACTTCTATCTCATTCGTGACGTAAGTTTCTCGTCGCCCTCTGGCACTGACGCTACAGTGGATCGCATCATGAAGAGTGCGAAGCCAGAGCTGTTACAGCTCCTCGGTGTCAACCACATGAAGTTCAAGTCGTGGCTGAAGCACGAGCTGGAAGACGAGGCGGGCGTGTGGCAAGTTGACGAAACGAAAGTGCCCGAAGAGTTGCGTGACGTAATCAAGATAACTGAGTTCTTTAAACTGGGTATGCGTAAGGCGTAGACCCACCATCACTTTTACCCGCTTAGACAGGAGACTACTATGTCCAAGCAAGCAAGTACACCGTTAGACGAAGAGCAGAAGCTTCCCGCCGCCATGACTGAATCAGAGGGTGGGTTACCTGCTCACCTTCAAGACCTGCCCGACCAGAGAGAAGGGCTTGAAGAGTCAGCGAACTACCAAGCTACCCCGATGCTCAAGGTCATCCATCCAACCACACTGCCAGCCATCCTTGACGAGTTCGGTGCTGGTGCAGCCACCATCAATGGCAAACTGTTCGCAGGCTTTGAAGAGAAAGTGAAGTGCAACGTGCTCTTCTTCTGGCCATCGTGGACGTACCGCCGTGACAACGCAGACAAGTCAGGACACTTCATCATTGAAGAGTCGCTTGACTCGCACAGTGAGCTGGCTGCTAAGTGTCGCAACCCGAAGATGCGTGAAGTGCCTTACGAAGACAACCCCAAGATGTTCTACAACCATGCAGAGCAGCTTAACTTCCTCATGCAAACAGAGGTGGAAAGCAATGACGTGCCCAAGGGTACGATCTTCACAGTGGCGTGGGCGATGGGTGGTCACAAGGTGGGCAAGCGATTCAATAGCTACGCCGACACAACCGGCTGCCCTATCTACTGCAACGTGATCGACCTTGAAGTAACCAAGTCACGCAACACGCAGAACGAATGGTATCAACTTGACTTCTCGCTTGACGAAGAAAAAGTGAAGAGGTTTATTACGCAAGAGCAATTGATCGTGTGCAAGGATGCTCACGTCCGGCTTAAGGCGGCGCACGCTGCCAAGCTTGAGGCGGAACGATCAAATGGTTCCGAGAGTGATGGAAGCGGCGACTAACCTCGCTGCGGGACAAGGGGTGGGTTTGGCTTGGCCTCACGTAGTCGCCCACCCCTTTTTTTCTTAACCTTCACGATCGGGAGCAGAACCTTGACCTACAAGGATGGTACGTCAATATTTTTTAACACACTGTTCCCCCAGCTTCCAGAGCATGGGCGTATTCTCATATGGCGTACACCCGGCAGGTTGAGTGACTTTTGTTCTAACGCCGACGACGCAGCCGCCACGGCTGACAAGGTTGGCAAAACCCATGATGCCTACTTCTCTTGTGGCATTCAACCGGACCACCTCAAGCGAGCACAGCGAGCCAAGTCCGATCAGGTCTTAGGGATCACATCCTTCTGGGCTGACATGGACTTCGCAGGTGAGGGCCATGCCGAGGGTAGTAAGTACCCACCAAACTATGACGCATGCATGACGATCCTCGACGTCGAGCTTGGTATCAAGCCAAGCATGATCGTGCATTCAGGCAATGGCATCCATGCCTACTGGATCCTCGACGAGCCATGGATCTTCAAGGACGATGCCGACCGAGACAAAGCCGCCAGCCTAATGAAGCAGTGGCAAAAGAACCTGCAGCGTTTGTGCGGATTGAATGGCTGGTCAATGGACAGCACGTTCGATCTAGGCCGAGTGCTTCGACCCGCAGGCACGTTCAATCGCAAGGACAAGAAGAACCCCAAGCCAATATCAATCAGGGAGCTCAACGAGTACAGGTACCCCGTTGACGCACTTGAAAGTATCCTACCTCCCGAAGATGAAGAGCCTCGCCTACCTGTCGCTGATAAGACAGCGGCGGTGACGATGGAAGACGCGCCTAACTTCAAGGCTAATGATCCCTTCGATCTCCTGCCTGACATCGTCAAAGAGTACGTGACTACCGACAGTGGCACCAAGCAGTGGTGGAACCGGCAGCGTCACGACATGAGCAACACCACACCATCGTCGTACGACATGGTGGTCTGCAACATCGGTCTCTACAACGGGTGGAGCGACGGTGACATTGCCAAGGCGATGTTCGCATGGCGCACCCGGTACAACGAGAAGCCAGATAAGATCTACGAGAGAGATGACTACGTTAAGCGCACGCTGGATGGAGCCAAGGCGACGTTCAAGTTCAACAGACCTGAAGCTAAGACTGGTGATGTGGTTGACAAAGTAGTTAGCAACAACGGTCACGACAAGCCTGACCCGTTGGCCATCAGCAAGCAGGTGATTAGCGATGGCCTGCATGGGCCAAAGTGTGTCGGCGTCGTGCAGTACAGGATCAGCAACACCGTCCACAACTATCACATGCTCGTGCGATGGGAAGACAATACCGTCAGCGACATTGACATGGGTGGTAGTGACACAGTGAGGAGCAACGCCAAGTTATCTTCACGCCTATGGGACGAGAACATTGAGCTGGATGTAGACAAGAAAGACTGGCCACGATTCCTTGCAGCGATACGCATCGTTGCCGAGGTGGTTGAGTCGGACGAGGTAAGAGATACATTCATCACCAAGAAATACATCAAGGCATACTTCAAGAGCCGGTCCATGCTTGTTGATCAAGACGCATGGTTCAATGCATACCAACGCAACGATCCGTTCGTGCGTGACGGTAACATCTACATCGACTCCGAACACTTCCGCACGTTCGCCTACTCCAAGTACAAGGTAGCGGTCAGCGATGGCGAGATGCGTAAGAGACTGATGCGTGTTGGCTTCCGAGAGGTGGTGCTTGACGTGCCCGAACCTTACGACACCAAGTGGACAGTGCTTCGCCTTGACTTGCCTAAGGCATACGGCGAACAGTACCTCAGCGAGGCGAAGCTCTACCCTACAAAGCTTTTGGAAACTAGCCAAAGCTGAAATTTTTTTGAGTCAAATTTCCCGGTGCTTGACTGCTAACGGCAGGCACAATAGGATGCAACAATGGACAAAGATCTTATTGACGATGAAACACTTTTGGCTGATGGATTTGAAGACGCCCTCATCGGCGTGACCTGCGGCATTCACCCACAAGAAGAGTGTGCTGTCTACAGCAGGAACAAGTGTATTGAAGTCTTGATGCGTGACATGTCTTACGAAGACGCTGTTGAATACTTCGAGTTCAATGTTTGCAATGCCTACGTCGGTGAAAGAACACCAATCTTTATACAGGATGCATGATGAAATACAAAGGGCACTACACTGTCATCGGCCCGCCCGGGACAGGCAAGACAACTTGGATCGCATCGCAGATTAAAAAGATCTGCGACGAATCACTTGGTGGATCTTTCCAAAACCAAAGCCCTGTCTTGGTATGCTCGCTGACCAAGGCCGCCGCAGCTGAAGCCGCCGGTCGTGACCTGCCGCTACCACCCGAGGCTGTTGCCACGATGCACGCCCATGGGTTCCGAACCATGGACGGGGTTGTCCTGATCACCGGCAAGATGATCAAGGAAGTTTTCAACGCAGACAACCCCGGCTTCGCCATCACGCCTGAAGACGTACAAGTTGACGACGAGCTGGGCCCTACCGAATCGACCGGCGAGCAGAGCATCGGCGATCGCTGGGCTAGTGACTACCACCTGCTGCGACATTGCATGACACCGCGAGACCAGTGGCCACCAGCTACCGCAGCATGGGCTCGCAAGTGGGAGCAATTCAAAGAGTCCCAAAACGCCATCGACTTCACTGACATGATTGAGTACGCCAGTGAAGAGCCGCCCTTCAATCCGAAGATCATCATCTGCGACGAAGCCCAAGACATGTCAGCACTAGAGATGTGGAAGCTCAAACAGTGGGGTGATGCCGCTGGCGCACTGATCACGGTTGGCGATCCATGGCAAGCACTCTACGTTTGGCGCGGAGCCCAGCCCGACAGCCTGCTCAATGACCTACATGAAAACCCTGAGCACTTTAAGATCCTCAAGCAGAGCTGGCGGATCCCCGCCGCCGTTCACGAGGTCGCAACTAACTGGATCAAGAAGCTGTCCACCTACGAAGAGATTGAATACCTGCCCAAGGTGGGCGATCCCGGCCACGTTGAGCAACTGTCAATGAGCCGGTACACCGCACCCAAGGAGATGCTCTATCACGTCATGGATCAGGTTGACCAAGGGAAAACCTGTATGCTGCAGCTCACCTGCAACCACATGGCGGGCGTCCTCTGCCACTACCTCCGGGAAGAGGGTATCCCCTTCTCTAATCCATGGCGTAAGCACAACCACCGCTGGAACCCTCTCGCTGAGCGTAAGGGCATCTCCATGAGTCAGCGGGTCACCGCATTACTTAAGGCAGCGAGGCCCGTACACGGCGAGGATCGCCGCATGTGGGATCTCACAGACATCTTCTACTGGGCCAATGCCATGAAGGTGGGCGGGATGTTCCAACGTGGGGCCAAGAAGAAGATGGCCGAGATGGCAACCCAGTACCCCAACGCACGGTTCGAGACAGAGCATCGTGGCGCGTGGTTCCTTGAGGATAGCCTGACTGAGCAGTCCAACTTCGGTAAGATCTGGAGCTGGTTTGAACGCACCGATCGCGGCGAGGATCTCCCCGTCAGCATGCTGCTGGACATCTGGATCGCAGGACTTGACGCTTCACACGCCAAGGCAGCCAAGTACATCCGTGATGTGGTTGTGAAGCAAGGTGCCGAACACCTGACCAAGGAACCACAGATCTATGTTGGTACAATCCATTCGTTCAAAGGTGGCGAGGCGGACGTGGTCTATCTCTGGCCTGACATCTCCCCGCGATCGATGGACGGGTACTGCCAAGGCGGTGGCGAAGAGCATGACAGCGTGATCAGAGCGTTCTATGTCGGCATCACCCGGGCAAAGCAGAGCCTTTACTTGTGCGAAGGCAGCAATGCCAATGCAGTGGAGATCCTGTGAACCAATACTACCACGACACAAAGGACATCCGTAATGTTATTGAAACGTATTACCCAAAAGGTTATTTCGATCGCGAGATGGCTGACATATACGAAGTCATCTACTCCAAGCACATTAGCCGGGCCGCAATTGGTAAGCATCGTCGTGCAATGGGGCTCAAAGCGAATCGTGATGCAGTGGGGAACCAGAGATATCGCGAGCTGCGATCTCGACTCTCTCGCGAAACGCTTGAACAAATGGGAGAGCTCGCTCTGGTTGATGTACGCAGGCAATCTCGAAGGCTTAAAGCATTACGCACCTATGGTTGGATCGATGCTGAAACAGAGCGTGAAGCTAGGCTACTCGACCTTATGCACGCTCACCCTGAAGGGATCACAAGAGAGCAAGCCGCTACCTCACTTGGCTACTCAGTGGGCCGCAACGCTAAGAAGAACTCGGCTATCGACAAGTCCATCTATGCCCTCGTCAATCGCGGGGTGGTACTGCGAGGAAGACGAGTTACCACTAAAAGAGTGCTTGGACAGGGCCGAGGCAGAAGCATCACGCAGAGGCTTTACAAGCTGGCACCAAACATAAAGAAGAAATATGCCAACCGAAAAGAACTTAACCAATACGGTGATGAAGTATCTCAAGACGCTTGACCACAGCTGGTGGTTCAAGGTTCACGGCTCCCCGCTCCAGACCGCTGGCGTGCCGGATATCATTGGCTGTATGCACGGCCAGTTCATCGGCTTCGAGCTAAAGGTAGGCAACAACAAGACCAGCAAGATCCAAGACTATGTCATCCAAAAGATACGCGAGGGTGGCGGTGCAGTGTGCATCGCATACTCCAAGAAAGAAGTCGTCGCCTTCATCACCGCACATCAAAGCATCTTCAAACCAAAGGTCACCCCATGATTTACGATGGAACACTTAACGAAGAAATGATTATCAAGCGAGCAAGCCAAGTTGAGAACCTGTTCAGGTTCATCGACGGCGAGTTCCATAACACCAATCATCTGGATGAAGAAGAGAGGGAAGGGCTCACCTACATGAACCCTTGGCGAAACATCCCCGACAAGAGATACGAGCCATTCACCGAAGACCGGATCACCAACATGGTGTGCGAGCTGCACAGCACCATTAGTAATGACGCGGTGACGAAAGCTGTCCGCAAGGAGTACCGCGACCGGGTCGGGCACGGCCTCAAGAAGTACGGCACCACTGTCCAAGGTAACCCCCTACTGGCTGACCAGTGGGCTCGCCACCACTACGAAGAACTTCTCGATGCCTCGGTCTACACCGCCAGACGCATCAGTGACATGCGAATAGCTGGCGTAAGTGTGGATAACCACAACTTCCAGTGGCTGTGCAATCACCTGATGAGCCTGACCTACGATGTTCGAGTCGTGCGGAACCAGATGAAAGAGATCGAGTTCAACATGCTGCAGGCAGACCTGCGAGCCAATGTCGCTAAGGGTATTATCAACACCAAGACCCCGGGCAAAGGATTTATGCTGGGTGGCCTAGATAGCCCTTGACAGGCGAGCGGCAGGCAGGATACAATCTAGCCATGCACGTCATCCACACTCAACGGCCCCTCATTCTCGCCCTAATGCTCTTCGCTTTGACCGGCTGCAACATGACTCCGCATTCACAGTGGGCGACCCAGCGGGACATCTTGACGACCTCCCAGAACGCGATCATGACGATGCACACCGCCAATCTCATCAATGATGACGACGTCAAAAAGATACAGCCCTACCTGCTAGTTGCTCGCGAGCATCTTAAACTTGCCAAGGAGGAGCTACCCGCTGGCCTCAATTCAGCCTTCATGGACAAGACTATATTCGACAGGTACATGAAGCATGCGATGAATGCTATCTTGACGGTCGATCAATTCCTAGCCGAGAGACAAAGTAATGGACCCAGCATCAGTAACTAAAAGCCTTATCCTCTTCGCTAAAATTGGCGGGGACATTAGCAATGCAGCAATTCAATTCGCATCTATCGTCAAGGCGAAGGGCGCGATCACCGAAAATCAATGGCGGGAAGTCGTCACCGCCGCAGACTTGTCAGACAAAACATTCGACGACTGGTTTAACAAGAACATAAAAAAATGAAATCAACCAAGACTACTGTCGCTGGCATGATCGCCATCGTAATCGCCATCCTCGTCGCTGTCTCAGCTATGATTGATGACAACCCTGCCACGGTCGCTGATTGGGGTGCGGTTGGCACATCGATCTCTGTTGGTGTCGGCCTCCTTCTCGCTCGCGACAATGACAAGTCCAGCGAAGACGTCGGTAATAAATAAAGCAACACCCAGCGAGAACCACACCATGGGCGACAAGATGTTTGAGTACTGGATCAACTCGATCCTGTCTGCACCTATCACCCACATCCGCAATGTTGTGGGTAACACCGTTACTCTTTCGGTGTGGTTTTTTTATGCTTGTTGGGCC